ACAAGTGGTTACAATATTAGTGATGAATATAAATTTCAAAAAGCATATATTAAATATTATGTTAAAGCGGAAAATGTTTTTGATAAAACAGACGAAGAATATGAAAAAGAAAAAAAAGAATTAATTGCAACAGCTTTAGAATATTTATATGATAATTTTGGTTTGAATAATAAAATAGAAGACCTTTATCCTAATGAAATGTATAGAGTTAATAGTAAAAAATATAATATATAATTAATGATAACAAGTTTTAGTGATTTTCAGATGCCAGATGTAAATTCAGTTAGTAGAGAATTTTGGAAAATGACTACTGTGGTGAATTGGAAAAAAGTAATAGTAGATTATAAAAATGCTGATAAATTTAGTAGTAGTAATCGTGAAGTAAACGAAAACCGAAAAAAAATTAAAGAACTTGCTCAAAAGAGATTGTGTTTAAAATATGAATATGAACAAATAAAAAATTTTGAAAAAGAATTACAATATATGTATAAACAATTATATCTATATTTTAAAAAATCTTGGTTAGATGGTAAAATTGATGTAAGTGATGATGGCTATTGGGATCTTTTAACATCTGTAATTGGTAGTGGAAAGAAATTTACTAAAGAATGTTTGTGGAATCCTAAAATTCTTTCAGACATGGCAAAAAAAAATAATTATGTTGAAAATTTTAGTTATCTTTTTACTATTGATGAAAAAGAGTATATTGAAATTAAATCTAAATATGATCCACTTTTTAGAGATGTTAAAAAATATAATATATGAAAAAGAAATTTTTTAGACGCAAATTAGAAATAGATATTTTAGATTTAGCCAAATATTATAATGGTGATATGTCTAAAGCTATAGATGATTTGTTAGAGTTAGCTGAAAATTCATCAAGTTATAAAATATATTCTAAATACCTTAATAGTTGGTTTAAAGGAGAAAGATTGTTTAGATATGGTAAATCATTTGATTATAGGCATGATAAATCATATGGATTAATAATAAACAATAATTATTTTTCAAGTTATGATTATTTAATAAAAAGAACAGAGAAAGTAATTTTTACATTTTTTAATGTATATTTTGATGATAATATTATTGAAACAGTATCAGATGTGTCAAAATATAATATTTAATCCCATTCAAGTCTATTTACCGTATATTCGTTTAAAGTTTCCTTATCAATAGAACCAGAAATATAATCATAATATGGTTTTTTAAATTTAAAATATTCAATTTCATTTAAAATGGCTTGTAAATTACCATAATTAGTATCTTCAAATTCATACTCACCATAAAGTCCTTTTAATTCGCTTTTAATATCAGACCAACTAATATTAAGTTTTATGTATAACATATCTACTTCTTTTTCTTCACCTTTTTTTATAATCTTTTTATTTTTATGTTCGATTTCTCCAATTTCTTTTTCAAAAGCATTTTTTATTTTGGTGTAATATTCATCAAGATCAGCAGAATCTTGAGCTTCACTTAAAGCAAGTTGGAGACTACTGTTTAGTTCTTTTAAATCTCTGGTATCTATATATTTAACAAATTTTTCATCATTAAAATATATATCTCCATTTTTAAATGTTAAATTTTCATCTGTTAATAATTCATCATCAATTTCAAGACCTTTATCTATACAATATTTAATTATTTCTTTTTTTGTGTCTTCATTATAATAATACCACCATGTGTTTATATCGTATCCATAATTATCAGATGGATTATATTCATATTCGCCATTTAAGATTTGAATTTCAAATTCGTAGTCATCAGATAATATATCATCAAAATCATTAACAACTAAATATGTATCATCATTTATAATTTCTATGTCCATTAATTTACAAAAATACTCATCTGATATTAATTTATTTTCCCATAAAATAATCCAACCTCGTTCATTTATATCACTATCAATATTATCAAATGATACATTATAGTTTTTAATTAAATTTTTTATATCATTTTCATCAAAATTTAAAGCTGATTCATATTCATCATATGCTGTTAACATTGTTAAAATTAAATTGACCATTAAAATATAATATTTTTTATTTTATATATATTAAAAAAAATTATTATATTGTGGTCTTTATAAAAATATTTGAAAAATATTTAGAAGTAGATGATGTTAAACAAGAAATTTTAAATAAAGCTATTGAAACAGGTGAAGTTGAAGTTCTTGGGTTTTTTATAAATAAAGGATATGATATTGATAATATAAGTTCTATTGTAAAAGCAATGCCAATTGATAATATGTTATTGTATTTTCTAAAAAACGGTATCAATATTGAAAAATATAAAGACGATTATGATATAAAAAGAAAATTAGAAGATTACGATATTCAAGATACATTAATGGAAAATGGATATGATAGATTAATATATAATACTGTTGGATTTTGTTGGAGAGTTAAAAATAATCCAAAATATGCAGATATTATTTCTTTGTATGAAGACTCCACAAAATATAATATATGAAACATTTAAAATTTTTTGAAAATAATAGCGATTTTCTTTGGTTGGTTGTTTATATAAACCACTCCGAAGATAATGAGAGCGAATATAGATTATTTAATAATATTGAAAATGCTGAAAATTATTTTCTAAAATTAATCAATGATATTAAAGAAATAAGATTTGCAAATAAAGGCAAAGAAATGAGTCAAATAGATATTATCACCGATGTAAATAGTGCGGTGGATTATTTTGAGGATGAATTAGTCGGTTTATATACATTATATATTAGTGAGATGGAAGTTGAAGACGAATTTGATTTACCTGGATATATAAAAGTTGCAAGAGATTCAAAAAAATATAATATATGATAAACTTAAAACATTTAAAACTTTTTGAGTCTATTGGTGATATAAAATGGATAGTCATTAATATACCCTTTGGTGATCCAAGTGAATATATGATATCAATATTTGATGATATGGAAAGTGCTGAAAACTACTTTATTGAACTTGTTAATGATATAGCTATGTCTGACAAATACGAAAATGAGGATTACGAAGATTATAATGACATTATATTTACAGTAGAAGATGCCGAAGAATATGTTAGTTCTAATGACTATGTGGTTGAATATAAATCATTTAATGTTCGAGGTAAATATGAACTACCAGAAAAATTAAAAATTGGAGCTGATTCTAAAAAATATAATTTATAATTATACATAATTATAAATAAATAATTCTAAAAAATAAACAATATAAATGGAGTATATTAAAGAATTTAGGGATATATATTATCCTAAAATTAATAGTAAAAATTATGAGCTAATAGCTGCTGTTGATGATGGTGATATTAAAGAAATGAGAAAATTATTAAGTGAAGGTGCAGATGTTAATTTTCAAGATGAAAAATATGGATGGACACCTATAATGTATTGTAAATTTTATTCTATGCTAATAGAATTAATAAGAGCTGGTGCAGATTTGAATATTAAAACATATGATGATGGTTCAACAGTTTTAATAATAAATTCATATAATAAGAAAACCAAAGAAATGAAAAAGCTAATAAGCTGTGGCGCAGATATGAATATAAAAAATAATAAAGGTCAAGATTTTTATGATGTTGCATCCAGTGACATTAAAAAATGGATTTCTGAAAATTATCCTGAATTTGTAGCGAATAAATAAAAACTTTTTATTATATTTGCCATATAAAAATAAAAAATATGAAAAAATTAATTTTAGTTTTCGCGTTGGGATTATTTACAATTAGTTGCGCAACAATAAGTACGATTCCCGAAACAAGTAAGGTGACAGGAGTTGAAACGGCAAAACGTCCTAAAAAAGGTAAGTTCATTGTAACAACTGATTATTATCAGTTTCGTACAGACAAGAATTTCCAAATTGGTGATGAATTACAAATTTGCAAGTAATTAAAAAACTGGTTGTATAAACTATAATAAAATTCCAATTTTTTATTGAAAATATTTTTTTTTTATAAAAAATAATATTTATCTTTGCACAAAAAATAAATTATAGAATTATGTCAAAATATCACATACCATTACCAACTAGAATAAAGGATGCTACTATTAAATTAAAACAAATTGGATATACAGTTATCAATAATGATGATGAAAATTTTGCAATATTAGCAGAGCGTAAAAAATATATATGTAATAATACCAATGAGTTTTTTAAAATTGCAGAACAATTAACTTCTGATATATAATGAACAATTATTAAAAATTATAATATGGTACTTGCAATTTTATCTTCAGTTTTAATATTAAGTGTTACTGCTCTTATAGTTGTATTTTTAAAATATCGAAAACTTAAAAATACACCTACCAATTTAGAAGATTTTAATATTTTAAAGAGTAAGTATGATTCTCTCATTTCTAAAAATGAAAAAATTATAGAGGCTTTAAAAAAACAACCTTTAAGACATGGTTATTTTGAAACACCATTAACGTCAACCGATGGACTTACTAAAAAAGTAACATCATTTAGTCCAATAATATTTGTTGAAGAATTAGATAGATTTACTGATGGTACATGTGAAGTTCAAATAGTAAAAATAATTCCAAAAATATCTTCAGGTGAACAATCGCATGATAAACTTTTTAAATATATTGAAGATAATTTTTCACCAATTAAGAAAATATCTGACATAACTTGGTTAGAGAGTGAAACAGAGATTAAAGAACTTAGAAAACATAAAATTCAAAATATTTTAAAAAATATTGACGACGATAATAATTAAATTCAATGGGAGTTTTTAGTAATAAGTGGTGGAATAGATCCATTGTCATTATGCATACTAATTTTGACAGTGAGCATTTATCTAAATTAGGATTAAAGTGTGATATGAGCAATAATAATAAATTTTTTATATATAATGTTGATAGAACATTTACTCTTTCGTTACATAAATACGATTACAATAAGATTGAAACTATTTATAATAATTTCTTAAGAAAACAAAAAATTCAAAAAATATCAAAGAGTAATATTGTTAAGTTTATTTAGTTTTAAAAATCTATGATCAAAAAATATATTTTTATAATATTCATAACCTCTATCACCATCATATACTAAAGAAAATTTAACATTATCATTTATACCACATGATATTGTAATTAAATTATCATTAATATCTGTTATAATATATTTTTTATTTTTATTAAAATATACTTTGTTTTTTTCTGATACAGATAAAAGCTCGCCAGAAAATTTATGATATGTCATTGAATAAATAGTTCTACTTATATTATCTTTTGCTATCAAATGATCACCTATTTTCATTTTCATTTATTTTTATTATCTTTTTCTTTCTTAATATTTTTGTACCATATACTTTTCCCATTTCAAATGCTTGCTCATTTGTTGGAATACCATTTTCTTTCACTGAGCCAAAAATTGGGTGTGCGCAACAAAATAATTTTTCAACTCTTTCTCTTGTTTCATTTGAATAATATCCAGCAAAATATCCCAAGTTTGATTTTGCTATTTTTTCTGCATTATCATGTATTCTTTCAGGACACTTATCTATTTCACTTTGAATATATGATATATATTCTACTAAATATTGGTCTGCATCTTCTTTATCTTTAATGTCCATTGCAGTCTTCAGACAGTCTTTGGGATCGAATTTTGTAAATTTCATAGTGAATATATTTCATAGTTTAACAACATTTTCCACTTTAATTCATATGTATTGTCACTATTCATACTAGATACTATTAATCCATTTTTGTTTCTAGAATTTATAATTACAATATCTATTTCTGGACTTAATCCTTCATTATAATCATCATAACAAGGAAAAACTATTTTATATGTTTTTCCATTTATTACATCATATGGGTTTGTTACTTTATCCATTTTATTTATCTTTATTTAACCACATTTCAAACACTTCTTTAGTTGTATAAAATTTAGGATCACTACTATTACATTTGTGCGTTTCTATCCAAAATAATTCATTATCACCAATCGCTTTTACCTGTGGTGTAAATCTGCGCCTGATGTCCATTGTATATTCAGGTGGTAATAATTCTGTGATCCATTCAGCAAAATCAATAGCTATTTGCATAGAGTTATTATTTTCTATTAAATCTTTATTTTTCATTTTTTTTAATTTTTTATTTTTAAATATAATAAATATTTTTTAATAACAAAAATAATATAATGATTTTTAATATATAGTTTATGAAATTTCTTAAAAAATTTGACTCAAGTATAAATTTAATATTGGTAGTTATGTTGCACGTAAAAGAAAAAACGGCTTTATTTATATTATAGATGATATGAATTATTTAAGAAATTTAATATGGATTTATAAAATTATAAATATAGATACAAATATGCATGAATGGGTAACCGAAAATTCTTTAAGAGATTTAACAGAAAAGGAAAAAATATTAGTATCAGCAAAAAAATACAATCTATGAGGATAAAAAAATGTAACAACTGTAAGGAAGACAAAGAGGTAATTGAATTTGAGTATTTGTTTTTCAGAGAAAAATATGAAAATGTTTGTAAAAAATGTAAAGAGAATGGTGTAATTATAGAAGATGAAAAATATTTTAAATAATGAAATATATAAAAACATACGAAGGTTATAGAGTTTTTGATAAAAAGAACATTGGAGATATTGTACAATGCTATTTTACACCGTCCTATGGTTATCATAATTTAGGTGTTGGTAGAAAATATGAAATAGTTGACACAAGATCAAGTGGTCAATTTTACGAGATTAAGGTTAAACCAATAGAGTATGATCCATTAATAAATGATGATAGATTTGACAGATATTATCTTGAAGTATATTTTATGAATCCAGAAGAAAGAATAAAACTAATAAAATTTAATAAAAAAGTAGATAAATACAATATATGAAATTTATAAAAACATACGAAGGAGTTTGGGAAAAGAACATAAAAGTTGGTGAGATATACAAAATGACAGACTTTTTAGTTGCTGAAAAAGGTTATTTAAGAAATATTCCAATTTGTAGAGTTTTAGATACGACTGGATATGGATATTTTAATATTAAAACTTTTATTAAATCGACAAGAGAAAAGTATGTAATGGAATTATATAAAAAATTTATTTTAAAAAAAGCAACACCAGAAGAAATTAAAGAATTTGAAGAATTTGAAACATATGAAACATCAAAAAAATATAATATATGAAATATCTAAAATCATACGAAGAAAAAAGAAGAGGTAATGAAATAGTATATACGTTCACAACAAAAGCCAAATCAGGTGAACATCAATATACAGTTCATATATTACAAGATGATCCAAAATATGATGAAACAAATGGACATTCTTATAATGGACTAGCATTATCAATTGATGATACTCCAGCTTGTTGGTATGTTTCAACATTATTACATTATTCTGATCCACCAATTATAAATTTTGATAAAATTTCAATTAGCGGTAGTTATTGGATGTGTGATAATTGGAGAGAAATTGGTGAAGAATTAAAAAGCTGGGTAGCTAATATATATCCACATTATGAAGATTTAAAAAAATATAATATATAGGACCAAAATTATCTTATATATAATATATGGCTACAGAATTTAGAAAAACAAGACCTGTTTCAGATTTTCAACATTTAATCGGTAAAAATATAAATGATATAATATTATTTGATGATGGTACTAATGAATTACTAGAAGCTGGCGAAACAATATTACCAAGGCATTATTTTTTGTTTGTTGGTACAAAAAATGGAGAGTTACAATTTAAACCATATGAATTTAATCAATACAGAATAGTAGTTACAACTTATAATGATATAATATATGTAATTGATTCGATAGGTTAAATTATAAATTGTATTTTTTTGATTGAGATATTAATTCCATGTATTTTTCTATTTCATCACTATCCTTTTCACTATATATTGGAAATGTGCCATATTTATCTTCAGCCAAATCAACAGAAATTAATTTTTTCATTTTTAAATATTCTAGTTGCTCTGGATCTACCCACACCGAATAGCCTGTAATTTCATTATTTGAATCAACTTCCCATGCTTCAATTAAATTAAAATCATCTCTATGGTTTTCAAATTTTTTAATATGCATCATAATTTTATATATATAAAAATAATTTGTAAAATGTTGTGTATTCTAAAAAATATTTTTATATTTGTATAGAGATAAGAAACCATTTGTTGAAAATGGTGGAACAATATTTATTAACAATAGTCGTTTTGAATTAAAACCAATATTCAAAATAGGCGAATTTAAAAAGGGTAGTAAAGGACTATCCTAAATTGGTTTATCGTTCAAAAAAATTTATTTGATTTCGATCTTAAATTAAACAATCGAATAGGACAAATTAACAGGTATGATAGGGTTTAAAAATCTTGTTTTTTCAAACATTTTTAAGAAGTAAAATGTCTTGACAGTTTTATGATGGGAGTTTGTAAAAAAGACCTTTACCTTTTTAGGTAAAGGTCTTTTTATTATATGTTATATTTGGTAATATTTTCGTAAAGACTAGAATATTTTTTCATTTTATATTCGCTAATCACCACAATTGTTTCAATTTCTTTGGGTCCACTATGTTCTCTTTTTATTTTTAATTTTTCTTTTTCTAAAAAATTATAAAATTTCTCAAATGATTCTTCTGAAGTCATATATCTAAAATAAAAAGCCAGTTCTAATTTATTATTATCTATAAACTCAAATCTACATTCAATAAAACCCTCATGAATTGATACTGGCATTATACTTTCTAAATATAAACAAGTATAACTAGCCATTTTTTCATCTTCATTCAATGTAGCATAATAATTTTCGTATAATGCTAAATGTTTCATATATTATATTTATTTGTTTGTACTTTCAAATCTTTTATATCTAATAAATCCTGTATATTATTTGATTGATATAACATATTATTTATAACATACTCTAAAGTATAAATCCAATCTTCACTATATTCATTAAGGTCTTTACCTGTCATCATATCAAATAAATATATTCTTTTTAATCGTACTTTATTAACATTAGTTGTCATATCCTTATATCTTTGAACTACTTTCATAATCGCCATTCTTTTTTCAGAATTACCATGATCCATTATAAGATAATCTTTAAGATATATGTTAACACCATCCCAATCCTCATATGTTTTTATAACTTTCATTTCTTTTTATTAAAATATTCTTCTTCGATTGTTCTATATTTTGGTTCTTTTTTGGCTTGTTCTTTTTCTAATCTTGGGTTGATTGTATTTAATTCTAATATAAGCTCTTCAAAACATCTTTCACAATATAAATTATCAATTCTTTTACCTTCTTTTTTATAGCAAATTGTACAAAGTTTCTTCATATATTATATTTTTTCATATCAATAATACGTTCTAAATCTTCTTTATTTTTAGAAAAATATTTTATTGATTCATCAGTTGTACTAATTATACCTTTACCATCATGTATACCAATTTCTAATTTTTTAACGGAATAATCAAAATTTGTCCATCTTAATTCAGATCTCTTTCTAGCCAAAACTTCACATATATAATTATCACCACCTAGTATTACATAATCACCAACCATTGGTAATTTTTCCAAATTTCTCCTATCCTTTGCGTAACTTCTTATCTCATCAATTGTTGCTAAAACTTTCAGTTTCCAAAATTCATATTTATCAAAAGTTATTTTATATTCTTTTGTATTTTCGTTGTAATCAATAATTTGTCCAACAGCAATTCTATATATTTTGTTTTCTCTATTATATCTTGTTACATAATCAGCATCACCTATTATCTCATCATAATATTTATCAGTCATTCGAACATAATCACCTATCATTGGTGGTCTTTTTTCTCTATACTGTTTAATATGAGAAAATACTGTAGGCTCTTCTATTTGTTCAAATGTTTTTAAATGTCTCATATATTATAACTATCTATATTTTTTAAAAAATCATCAATTACTATTTCATTATTAATAAGTTTTACTTCACCACCAAATTTCAAGTTCAAACGTTTAAAATCGTCTTTACCGTTTTCTATATCATCACCATCTTCTATTTCAAAATAATTCCAACCGTATTTTTTAGTATAACCAAAATATAAACCTTTTAATCTTGTTGATAAATATTCAGCGTGCATTTGAGGTAGTTTATTTTCTATAACAAATTTTCTAATTATAATTTTAACTTCTTCTATGTTACCATTTATTACCCAAAAGTATTTTAGATAATCAATTTTATTATTTTCAAATTTTTTAATATATTTCATATTTTATTATATATAAATTTAATCTTTTTAAAAAATAATATATATCTTTGCTATAAATATAATGAAAAAATATGAAAAAAATATCTGGATTTAATAATTTTGAAAATGAGTCGGTTTCTAAACCACAATTAAAATATCCTGTTGATAAATGTTTAGATTTTTCTAAGTTTGTATATTATTTGGAGTCAAAAGGTATTGAAATAACAGAATTACCTACCGAAGAGCATGGTACTAAACAAATAAAAAGAAATAGTGGAAATTTTTATGAACTTCTTAACACTATGGATCCAATTTTTCCAAAATTAACAAGTTGGAAAAAATATGATGAAATACAAGCAAAAAAATATAAAGCTGTTGGTATACCTCATACACCATATAGATACAGTGAACATATGGGAGTCTATGAATTGCCAATTAAATATGATTCCTCACAAGATTATTCCAATTGGGTTGAAAAAAGGATTAAGTTTTTTGAGAATATGAAAAAATGAAAGAGCTACAAGGAAAAAAATGGACAGAAAAAGATGAAAAACTTTATTCAGAAGGAGTTGATTTTGGACCTCAAAATTTTGATTGGTATAATATTGTTTTAGATGAACTTTATAAATCATATCCTCAATATTATAAAAATGGTAAAATAAAAATTTGGCATGACGAAGATGAATTTAGTGGTCATAAACAAATTTGGGATTATCCATTAATTGAATCAGAAATTGATAATGATATTTTAGAATTTATAGAAAATAATTTATGGTTTATTACACTTAATCCAAGAGTAAATGAGTATGATGTTTTGGCTAATACTAATATTAATTATAATAATGCTAAAAAATTAGCTGAAGCATCTGAAAATTGTTGGAAAGTTATAATAAATAAAGATGTCAAACTTTTTGGATTTTACTTTAAAGAGAGTTTTGACGCACAAGTAAAAATGTTTCCAAATATGGTAACACAAGAAATATTAGATATTATTGAATTATATAAGAATGATGCACTGGGTTGGAAATTAAGTGGAGCGGGTGGTGGCGGATATCTTATAATAGTATCAGATAAAAAAATAAAAAATGCTATACAAATACGTATAGTTAGAAAAGAAAAATAAAACAAAACTTTGAAATATAAAAAAAAATTATAAAATATGGAAATTAAAATAACGTTTAATGAATTAAGAAAAGTTAAAGATAGTTTACCAAAAGGTGCTATTAAATTATTGTCAGAAGAATTTAATTTATCAGAAGAGACTATAAGAAATTATTTTGGCGGTTCTAATTATGATAAAGGTTCTGCTATAGGAATACACATGGAATCTGGACCAAATGGTGGTATTGTTTTAATAGATGATTCTACAATTTTTGATAGAGCTAAAGAGTTAATTTGTGAATCAGAATAAATAAAATTTATGATGGCACATAATATCTATGATGATAACGATCAATATTTATTAAATAAAATACTTGAATTGGAAGATAGAATTATAGAATTAACAAACAGATTAGATTTTGTTTGTGATATAATTGATGATAAAGATAATATTAATAGTGTTGATATAAAAATATTAGAGCAATATATAAGAGAAAGAAAGATGAGGAAAATAAATGAAAGATGAAGATATATTAAAACAAGAAAATGGTGAGGCATTAGTAATATCTAAAAAAATAGAAAAATTAAGAAAAAGAACACATAAACTAGTTGCTGAAATAAACAAGCTAAATAGTCAGCTTAAAGTTGTTTGCTCACATAATGATACTGAAACCGTTCAAAGTTATGTTTCTGGTGGATATTTAGATAGAGAAGAATATATAACAACAGTAAAATGTAAAACTTGCGGTGAAGTACTTAGTAGAGATGTAAAATTGGGAGGATTTAATTAAAAACTTATAATTAAAATATGAATAATATTAATAATTTAATTAAGGATAAGAAAAAACTAACAGAACGAGTAATGGCTGGTTTAGATAGAGAATTGAAAAGACAAAAAGCTGCTGGTAAAAAATTTTTATCTAATGAGGAAGTAGATAACTTGATAGATAGCATTTTTAAAGAAGAATTGGGTGATTCTTGGAAAGAAAAATATTAGAAAAATGAAAACAAAACAAGTTATAGTTTTTAGAAAGGATTTACAAGTACGAAAAGGTAAATTTGCAGCACAAGTTGCTCATGCGTCATTTAAAGTATTTTTGGATCTTTGTGAAAAAGGTGTTATATTTGATGATGAACAAGGTGAAATGCAAAAATTTACATTTTATTATAAAGCTGGTACACCTTGGGATAAATGGTTAAATGGTTTATTCACTAAAATTGTAGTTAGTTGTGAAAACGAAAAAGAATTAGATGAATTATATCAAAAAGCAAAGGATAAAAATTTACCTTGTTCTATGATTGTAGATGCAGGATTAACAGAATTTAATGGTGTGCCAACTAAAACATGTATTGCTATTGGACCAGCAAATTCTGATGATATTGATGAAATAACTAAAGATTTAAAATTATTATAAAATAATATACTATTATGAAAAAATCTGAAATTTTTAAGGAAGCATTAAAAATGCAACGTGAAGAATTAATTCCATCTAGAGTTTGTAAAACTAAATTAATTCATGTTACTCAAGAAGAATTTTGTGAATTGTACAAACATCTTAATGGACATGAAATAAAAGAAAATTGTGATTGTGATACAATTTTTATTGATAATTATATTTTTAAAAAAAGATAAATATGGAAGATAATTTAAAATTAATTTTAGATGAATTCGAAAAATTAAAAGGACAATTTGTTATTACCGAAATGAACAACATTGAAAGACTTGTTGCTATTGGTGATGACCAAGAAGATTGGTATTATATAACTTATAATGGTAGAGAATTACATTGGTCTAGTTGTGTTGGTAGAATAATGCCACTAAAAGGATATATTAGAGAACAAGATTATAATTATTTAGTACATATTGCTAAATTAAATCATCACGATCAACTTGATTTAAGTGTAAATGGAAATAAAGATAAATTTTTAGAATCTCTTAATGAATATGTGTCTAAATTTTCTGAAAAAGAAAAATTTATAACTGAACCTTGTTGGGATTTAAATTAAATTGTTATGAGCTTAGATATAAGAATAAAATCAATTGATGCTCAAATATCATATTTAAAAATACTTCGTAATTCTTCAAAAACATTAAGTCCTTCAAGAATATATTACAAGATAATAAAGTTAAAAGAAGAAAGGCATGAACTATTATTATTAAAAATCAGGCGTGAAAAATTAGTAAAAATTAATAAAATTAACAATGACTGAAAAATTATGTAATTATAAAAGCAACATTTTGAATGAATTATTATCTGAAATAACAAATGAGGAACAATATATTACTGATAAAAAAATGCTTATAGCATCAGCAATTGAAGATGTAATAAAAGAAAATGGTTGGACAAATAATGATGTTGCAAATAAAATGAATATAAAACCAGCACTTATAGAACTTTGGTTGAGTGGTACATACAATTTTAATTTAAAAACTCTTTTTAAATTAGAAAAAAATTTAGGTATTAATTTAATAAATATAAAATAAATGAAATATTCTTTTGATAAATATATTGAAAATGTTAAAGAACAATTAGAATGTAATGCTACGGATGAATATAAATCTCAATTTATAGTATATACATATTCTAATGAAGAAGTAGATTCTAATTTAGATTATTTTAAAAAGTGTAAAAAAGAAAATTTATCACCATATAAATCTTTGTTATTTTTTTCAGATCATTTAAATAGAGAAATGTGTGAATGCGGAAATTTTGCTATCTGGTGTTATATGCCAGGTTTTATAGATAATAGTAGTCCTTATTTTTGTGATGATTGTGTTCCTAGATGTTGTACTTGTAATCACAGATATATTGATGTAAACGCATATCATCCACCATTAGAAGAACCTGATTTACCAACTATTGAAGATGAACCAATAAAATGGATTGAAAATGATAAAGTTTGGTGTCACGTTGATGAAAATGGAAGGGAATTTCCTTGTTGTGAATATATGTATGATGAAAATGGTTGGACCAAAAACGATTAATATGACTAAAGAGGAACAAATTGTTGAAATTTTAAATAATACTTTATCAGCACACGGTTGGTATAGTAATACGGTAATTGAGGGACAGGAAAAAGCAGCAAAAGAAATAATAAAATTGTTTGATATACCTAATAACACAACTTCAATTTGTGAAAGATGTGGTAGTGGTAAATCATATAAAAAGAGTGGTATATGTTATAAGTGTTTATTGGAAATTTATGATGAGCATAATAAATAATTAATTATATTTGTAAAAAAAATTATGAGTTTAAAAGCATACAACGGAATGATGTCAAGAAAAGGTATCAAGTATATACAAGATGAAATTGTAGCAAGATTACCTAAATTTAAAGATGCATCAGAAAATAAATTGGCAAAAGAATATGCCAAATTGCTTGTAGATCATGCTGATAGTAATATTAGTATAAAAAGTCAAATAGATTTTGATGCTATTAATGAATCTGATTTAAAAGAAAAAATAAATAAAATAGAAATAACAGAAGATACCACTATATTATCTTATATTTATCAAGCATCTAAAATATTATCTGATGGTTTTTTTATTAATGATTTTATGTGTCATTTGAATATTTCATTACAAGTAATAAATAATAGAAAAATATTAATTTATCCAAACATTATAGTGTCAGAACATAGAAATATTCTTTTAGAATTTTTAGAAGACTGGTATTGTCAAAACCAATGTGATCCTGATGAAAGAGTAAGTAAACGCCAATGGAGACAACGAAAAAGGGATTGGTATGCGTTTGATGAAACAAGAGGGTTTAGTATGAAAATAAAATTATTTGATCCTATAAGTATTTCTGATTCATTAAATTCTAATTTTAGAGGTGAAGAATTAATTAATAAAATATTATTACATATACCATCAGACGAAAAACGTATAAGAAGAATAGCCAGAGATGCTATATTAACTAAAAAAGAACAGGAATTTAAAGACAAAGGTGATCAAATTAGAATTTGGAATATGATGGGTGAATTAGCAAAAGAAGATAATACAGAAATTCAAGATTATATTAACTCAAATGATATAAAATTGATTAAAATTGATGCAGAATATATAAAAAATGCAAAAATGTTATAATTTTTGATGTTCTTTTATTAAATCATCAAGTTTTTTTAAACATTTTCCACAGCTACTTCCTAAAGATGTTAAATTTTTTATTTGAGATATATCATTATTCTCTTTTATTAATTTTAAGACTTCTTTAGTAGTTACAAAATTGCACAAGCAAATAAAATCTTCTTTATTCATATAAATATATATTAAAATGTAATATTGTTGTAATAAAAAATTGTTTATAATTTAATCTAAATTTGACTTTTTATAAAAATATATTTATTATATAGTATTAAAAATATATTGTGAAATTAAGTATTATAATTCCAACAAAAAATGAAGAAAAAAACATAATTAATTTATTAGATTGTTTATTTAAACAAACTTTTAAAGATTTTGATATAATAATATCAGATGCAAATTCAACAGATTACACCATTCAAAACGCTCTTTCACATAAAATTTCACATAAAATTAGAATAACAAGAGGTGGATTACCAGCAATAGGTAGGAATAGTGGTGCTAAAATTAGCAATTCTGATTTTATACTTTTTATAGATGCTGACATAACAATTAAAGATAAAGATTTATTAAAAAAATCAATAGAATTAATAAACAATAAAAAATTAGATTTAATTACAACAAATATATCTTGTAGAAATAATTTTACTGTTAAAATAATATATGCTATTAATAATTTAATTCAATTTTTATCAAAATTTGATATGCCATTTGCAACTGGAATGTATTTTTTTATTAAAAAATCAAAATTTGACGAACTTGGCGGTTTTAACGAAAAAGATCAATTTGCAGAAGATTATAATTTAAGTAGAAAAATAAATAAAAATAATTTTGCCATATTAAATTCATTTGTATATTCAGATGATAGAAGATTTAAAAAGTTAGGTTATTTTAAGGTTATTAAATTATTTTATAATACAATGATAAATAGAAATAATGAACATCATTATAAGAAAAAAATAAAATATTTTGAATGAAAAAAATAAAATCTTTATTTATAAGTGATATACATTTGGGTAATCCTAATTCAAGAGCAGATAAGGTTTTAGAATTATTAAAGATGTATAATTTTAAAAATTTATTTATAGTTGGTGATTTTATTGATATAACTTATATGAAAAGAAAGAAAAATGATTGGAACAAAGATCATTTAACTGTAATACAAAAAGTATTAAGATTATCAAGAAAAGGCGTTAAAATTATATATGTTGTTGGTAATCATGATGCCTATATAAGAAAATTTATAGAAAATAGCGGTATTCATTTTGGTGATATATTAATTTGCAATGAATACAAATATAAAACATCAACCCAACAAATATATATAACTCATGGTGATGAATTTGATGGTTTTATTAGAATTCATCCTTTTATATATTGGTTAGGCGACAATGCATATGAACTATCAATAAAAATTAATAAAATATATAATACATTTAGAAAAATGTTTGGATTAAAATATTGGAGTCTATCTTCATATTTAAAAAATAAAGTAAAAAATTCTATATCATTTATTAATGAATATGAAAAAATGTCTAAAATTAAAACACAAGAAATGAATTGTGATTCAATTTTAATGGGACACACCCATCACCCTAAAATTGAAACTGGATATTATAATACAGGGGACTTTGTTGAAAGTTGTAGTTACATAATTGAAGATTATGATGAAAAACTAATTCTTCATTTTATTTAATGAAAATATTAAAAATATTTCCAATTAGTACTTTATATAAAATAAAAGGATTTAAATACTATCGTATATTTATTTATTTTGACATATTAATATTTTTATTACCATTTGGTACATTTATATTAATATTTTTAATTTTTATTATTAGTAAAATTAAATAAATTTTAATATCTTTGCAAAATGGAATTAAGATTTAAATATCAAAGAACACCTCATTTAATGTGGTCAAAAGGTTGTACTTCAGATGATAAAATGTTATCATCTGTTGAACATTTTTTTGGAAAAGAAATTATAATGACCGAAAAACGTGATGGTGAAAATTCCACGATATATAAAGATTATATGCATGCTCGTTCATTAGATTCAGTTGATCATCCATCACGACACTGGCTAAAAAACTTACATGGAACAATGGGGTACAATATTCCAGATGGTTGGAGAGTGTGTGGTGAAAATCTTTATGCTAAACATAGCCTTCATTATACAAGCTTAAAAAGCTATTTTGAAGTATTCTCAATATGGAATGAAAATAATGTGTGTTTATCTTTTGATGATACATTAGAATGGTGTGAATTATTAGGTTTAGTTCATGTTCCAGTTTTATGGAGAGGTATATTTGATGAACAATTATTAAGAAATTATAAAATTGATACTGAAAAGCAAGAAGGCTATGTAATACAATTAGCAGACAGTTTTAAATATGAAGATTTTAGTACATCGGTAGCTAAATGGGTGAGAGAAAATCATGTTACCACAAATAATCATTGGATGTATGAAAAAATAATACCAAATATTTTGGTATAATTAAAAAAATTACTTATATTTATAAAAAATATATATTAACAATTAAAAATTATTATTATGCCAACAATTAAAAGCTACTCTATCAAAATATTAGAGTATAAACAAACAAAAACGGTTTATATACCAGTGTATCACAACATTTATCATGATGGTTCTGGATTTAGAGTAAGGGTGATGAGAAATAAAATTAGAACCAGTAAGAATTTTCAATCACTCAAAGAAGCTGTTAAATTCAGGAGAAAACTAGTTTACCAAAAGTAATTTAAAAAATAAAATATTATAAAATGATAAACTTTGTGTTTTAATTTATATAATATATATAAATTAAAAATTGAACTCATGAAAATTAGAAACGGATTTATTAGCAATTCTTCATCAAGTAGTTTTGTTATATTTAAAGATGCTTTATCTAAAATAAAAATGGATATGGTATTGAATTGTGATTCATACATTAAAGATATGATTAATAATGATAAAACTGGAAAATTATCTGAATTATTTGAATATTATGATACTGATCCTTGGAATATTGTAGAAAGAGATGATTATATTTTTGGAGAAACGTCTATGGATAATTTTTCAATTGGTGATTATTTTAAACACATTAAAATCAAATCAAAATATATTAAATGGGATGATGGCTACAACGATGAACCATATGATCACCAATTAAACTTTATCAGAGAAATGAAAGTTAAATTCAGAAGAGATAAAATTAAAAAAATTGAAAAAAATAAAACTGATGATTAATGTATGTAAATCCAGCATTAAATTTCACTGGCAGTAAATTCAAACTTTTACCTCAATTACTACCACAAATGGATTATACAAAAAAATATTTTGTTGATTTATTTTGTGGTAGTTTTGTTGTTGGTTCTAATGTTGTTGATAAATTTGAAAAAGTATTAGCAAATGATATCATTGAAGATTTAGTTGAAATACACAATAATATTATTAATAATTCTGATAAATTTATTTTAGATGTTAAATCATTAGTTGTATCAAATGATGATCAAGATGGTTTTAATAAATTGAGAGAATCATATAATAAAGATAAATCTCCTGAAAAGTTATATGCATTACTGCTATGCTCAACTAATAATATGTTAAGATTTTCTCAAACATTTAAGTATAATCAAACATTTGGAAAAAGAACTTTTAACTCATCAACAGAAAAAAAATTAGAAGAATATATTAAACATATTCAACCACATAAAGATAAAATTATTTTTACATCTAAATCATTTAATGATATTAAATTAAAAAAGCCTTCTATGGTGTATATTGATCCACCTTATGGCTACATTTTAAATAATAATGAGATTGGAAATAAGCAAATATCTGAAGCAGGATATAATGCTTTTTACAAAAAAGAGGATGATATTAAATTATTCAATTATATATTAGACTTAAATAAAAATGGTCATTCGTTTATGGTGTCTGGATTATTGGAACATGATGATAAAGTGTCTTGGTTAATGACAAAATTGGTAGAATCTGGTTTTAATTATAAAGAATTGGATTTTGACTATAATAAAGTAAGTCGTAAAGGTGATAAAAATAGTACAGAATTAATTATCACCAATTTTTAACAATTTCTTTCTTCTTTCGGATTTAATACTTATGAAAAAATCATAAAAATAAGCTTCATCTTTACCAATATAATCATCAATATATTCTAATGATTTATTCAATCTAAACCTATACCAACTATGTTCTAATGATTCTTCACTTTCTATTGTTATAAAATCATTCTTTTCAAATACAGATGAATATTGAATGATATTATAATATTTTCCTTTTTGGAAATTAAAATATGATTTTTTACAATACACTTTCATATTTAATTATTCTATTTCAGAAACATCTTGTTTGGTGAATTTGGTCATATCATAGTAGCATGTAACTTCACCTTTATCATTTTTACTTTTAAATAAGGCACACTCTTTACACTTATTGTAAACTACATCATCCATTTTTGCACTAATTAATTTGTTATCTGAGCTTTTTGTTACTGTTGCTTCTCTATAACAATCACAATAGTTTGAATAAATTTTAACTAATATCTTATCACCTGGTTTAAGATTATAAAACCATTTTTTAAATTTATCCACACTTAATAAATATTTCACAAGCATGATAGATATAATAGCAACTATAGCTAATAAAATAATTTCTTTCATATTTTAGATTTTAAATTCATATATTAAAAAAATATAATAAAGTTTTATTTAATAAAGATATAAAAAAATATGACATAAATAAAAACTATTGTGACATTTTTTCATATATATTTTTGTGGTATTAAAATTGATATTAACAAATTAATATATTTATATATTTCTATATGTTTGTATATTTATAAAAAAAAAATAATATAAAATTATGTTAGAACATTTAACAACAGAAACTTTTAAAGAAAAAGTATTCAATTTTGAATTGAACAAAGAATGGAAATATGAGGGTGAATTACCAGCAATAGTAAAATTTACAGCAGCATGGTGTTCCCCATGTAAAGCGTTGACTCCTGTATTATTAGAAATTGAATCTGAATATAATAATAAAATAAATATTTATGAAGTAGATGTAGATAAAGAGCAAGAGCTATCTTCTATATTTGGAATAAGAAGTGTTCCAACTATGTTATTTACACCAATTAATGGTCAACCATCCATGACATCTGGATCATTACCTAAAAATAAAATTATAGATATTATTAATGATGTATTACTTTAATTCTAATTTATAACCTTTATGAAATTTAATTTTAATTAAATTATCAACATTAATTCTATCTTTTAATTTTAAAGTAGAATTAATGTTTTTTATATGATTTTCTAATTTTATCTTACCATTAAATTCAAGCCTTTCATTATTTGGAGTATATAATATATAAATTTTAAAAAATTCTTTATGTTTATAATTATTGATACCTTTTTGAACTCTTTTATCTGATTTGTCTAGTCCTTTATTTCAAGGAATGTTACCTTTTAATGATTTAGATACCTTTTCAATTCTTTCTTTACTATATTTTTTACCTAATCCTGCATATCTTCTTTTTTCTTTCTCTTCTTCTGCCTTATCACCATATATTTCTTCATATGTTTTACCTTTCCTTTTTTCTGCAATAACTTCTAATATTTTTAGAGAGCCTATTCTATGTTTTTCTTTTGATTCTTGTGAAACCAATGTACCTTTACCGCCTTACCACCTTCCGCAAGATTATAATACTCATTTGAATTAATTGCGTCATATTTTTCTATGAAAAATTTTTCTCTTTCAAATAAATATTTAATATCATCACTTTCTTCTAAAATTTCTTTGGTGAAATTTTCAGTGCCATATTTTTTTAATGATAGTCTAATGATTTTACCAGACCCAAAATAATTCTTATTATTATTTGAATCTACTCCTATATATTTTTTACCATTTAATTTGTTTGTTGTTAAATAAATTACTCCCACATACTATATATTATATATAGTAGGTTCGTATTAAATATTACAAATTATTTCTTATTAATTGAAAAACTATTACTACCATTAATAACATTAATGATAGTTTTGTCAGTTTTATCTTCTGTTATGGAATATTTATCATATAATTGTTTACAAATCTTACAGCCCTTTATTGGCTTATCAGATTCTGTACACAATGGATGATGTTTATTTTTTGTTTTCATATATTATTAAATTATTAACATGCAAATATAATAAATATATTTGTATAATCAAAATAATTTTCTATTTAATTTTTTAAGTTTTTTCTTCCTATTTTCTGATAAATCATCTACGTCAAAATAATTTATATTATCTTTAACATATAAAATTTCTCTACCATTATGTACAAATAATTCATTTTTGCCAATATCATAACAAATAACATCATATTTATTATTTTTTATAAATGCTGATATATTATATAAACATATTACTTTGATTTCATTTTTATCTTTTACTTTCTTTATAAAATTTTTATATTTTTTCACATTTAAATAATATGAAATTATAATAGGTGATAGAATAAATACAGATATTATAAATGTTGTAATATATGATTGATAGTGTATATTTTTAACTCCACCGCCAGCATAAATAATTAATAATGTTGAAAATATTTGACCTATGGGATATCCAAAAAAAAGATAACTGATAATTGTAATTCGTTGGCTTTTTACGGACATTTTTCTATTGATATAATTTATCAATTTCATTTTTTAGAAATTTTCTTTTTTCTTTATTTTAGATATGGTTTATACTCTGTTATTTTTAATTTTTTAAGACATTTTATACAATATGCTGTATAGTATTCACGTTCTGGAACTTTTGCTGTATATATGTCTTTTGCATCAAAATCTTCAATACACTCTGAACATATATGTTTATCACTTGTTTTTTTAGTTATTTTCTTTTCTACCATAATATAAATTTTTACAAAGATAATTATTATTTAATTAAAATATAAAAAATGTTATAAAAAATTTTATATATACATAAAATAAATGTTTTTATATGAAACATGTGAATGAGTATAACAATTTAAACGAAAGAAAAAGGTATAAAGATAAAATATCACACCAATATAAATTAAATCAATATCAAAAATATGATCCTGAAAATGATGAGTTTTTAAGAGAAGTTTGGTGTGATAAATCTATTCCAAAATATGTTTCAGAAGGTAAAAAGTATCGTTTATATGCTGAATTTGAAACTGGAGCAATGATTTCTGGTAAATGTTATGTTGTTTTAACTGATAATAAAGAATTTGTAGGATTAGATTCTGAATATTTTTTAGAAGATTATCAATGGATTGCATCAAAAAAATATAATATATAAATGAAATATATTAGAACTTACGATAATTTTAAACCAATTAAAATAAATTCTGAAAAACCATTTAAAGTAAAAAAAAACATTGTAAAAAGTGTTAAATATTTACAAGATAGAGTTAAAAGTTTAAGACGTAGAATTTCTGATGAAAAAGACATCAAAAAACGTTCAGACATGAACAAAGATGTTAATAAGAATGTTAAAAAAATTAGTGATCTCAATTTTAAAAACCTCAAACAAATAGAATATTTAAGAAACAATCCTATTAAAGAAGAATTAGAAAACATTGAAGAATTAGAAAATAATGAAAATTTGAAAGATGTTATAAGCTCACCAGATTTTAATATTGAAGATATTGAAAAATATATCGGTATTGATGATGATGATTATCAATTAGATTTTTTTGATGGATATTATTCCAATAATAAAGAGGAATTTAAATTATTCGTAGAAGAATCTACCTTAACAGATTTATTAAATATTGAAAATGGTGCTATAGATTTTTTTATGCAATTTCAAGACTACAATAATTATGAATATAATGTTAATGATGATGAACTAAATTATTTGCATTGTTATTTAGATGAAAATAGTTCAAATAAAATAAAAACATTAGCAAAAGCATTTAAATATAAATTAAAAATAAATAAGCATGGATACGAAGAAGATACTATTAATGATTTTTTAACATATTTAGGATTAATTGATTTTGAAAAAGATATTTTAATAGAAATAAGTTACGAAAAAGAAAGATGTGTAACTAAAGAAGCAAAAAGAATAATAGAATCTCTACCTTTTGAAATTTCATATGAATATAATAATAAATTTAATTATGAACTTATTTTTAATATTGATACTATATTTAAATATATTGAGGAAAATAAATTAGATAATATAAAAACCATAAAAGATTTTTTAGAAAACATTTCTGAGTCAAGTGAGTTAACATATGAAGTAGAGTATCAATCTGATGGTGATGCTGATTATAAGAATTTAAATAAAAGTATAGGAGAAGAATTAGATAAATTTATAAATAGTCCTGATGAGGTTTTTCCATATATAATAATGGTAGATAGTTTAAGTGCAATTAAAAAGAATATCAAATTAGCATTGTTTGATTATCATTATGAAATCAGATTTAATTATGATGAAAAGAAAGGTAACTTATTTGAATTGGCAATAGAAGTTAATGGTAAAATTTATGATTGGTTTAAATCAGATGAATTTGCAACACTTATTAAAAAAATAGGTGATAACGATAGTATAGCCGCTTATAATGAATTTTTATTTGGTGAAAATGTAAAAAGATATAATATATAATGTTAATAACAGATTTTAAAAGTTATATAGATGAATTAAAATCAATTGAGAAAAGAAAAAAACAAATTGTTGAAGACATAAAAATGTCTTTTAGAATCAACATAGAAAATGAATTTTCTAAACATTTGGAAACATTAGAATATAAGGATAGTAAAATTTTTTTAATTGATTATGATTTTGGAATACGAGTTGGAAATCCTGCTTATAATGATTCTAATAAGTCAGTATATTTACATGTTAATACTGTTTATAAAAAGAAAATTGAAAATCGTTGGGTTTCAATTTATGAAAATAATATGGAAAGCTATGATACAAATAGCGAAGAATCTATTGATATTTTTGTTGAAAGATATATTAAAAAAATAAAAAAATATAATATCAAAAGATCTTTAAGTAGAGATAAAAAAAAATTAAAAAGAGATTTGAAAAAGTATAATATATAAAAAAAGAGAGTTAATTAACTCTCTTTTTTTATTTTTAATTTATTGTTGAAATAAATTTTCTTTCACATCACTATCTGCATAATATGCTGTAGCTGTTGAAATTTTAGAATAAGCCACTGTAATACCATCATTAGTTGCATCATAATTAAATGCATTGCTACCAGACATACCCATTGATTCAGCTTGAAAACAAGAATCTTGATTTGCGCCTAAATATACAAATTCGGTATTATAACCTTCTCTCATATCTGTTACCATATTTTTAATTAATTCTTTATGATAAACTCTTGATGAATTTTCTTCACCATCAGTTAAAATAACAAACAAAGTTTTATTTGGTCTATCTTCTGATGAAGTTACACCCAAATAATCTACATAATCATCAATCATTTTACCAATAGCATCATAGAGAGCAGTACCACCTCTAGCATAATAAGTTTTCTTATTTACGTTTTCTACACTTTTAATATCCACATTTTTATATGGCATATAAAATTCAGTATCAAAAAACATTAGTGAAAAATCAATTTGATTATTACTTTCTTTTTGTTCGTTTAAGAATTTATTAAATCCTTTTCTAGCTTTTTTGATAATAGATTCCATAGAACCAGACATATCAATTATACAATTTATATTTATCTTTTTCATTTTAAAGTTTATTTTATTTTGAGATATTTTTGACTTGGTTTGATTCTTATAAACTTACTAGAATTAATTTCCCTTTTAGTAATACACAAATTTTCTATATTACCAATAACATAAGGATCAATATTTTCGGTAAAACCCTGAAATATTGAAATTTTATGATCTATTGATGGATATTTTTTATCTAAATAATGTAAATTTAAATTATCTTTAATATATTCATTATCGTAATAATCATATCCATTCCAATTATAAAATAATTCTTTTTTATATTTATAAATTAATCTTCTAGTAATCTTTCTATATTTTTCAAATTCAGTTAATTTATCTTCTGATATAATTAAATTTCTTTTTATTTTTGTTTTATTAGCTTTTTTTGATGCTTTTTTTACAATCTTATCTATAAACATTATATTATATTGTCCATATCTTTCTAAGCATGTAATTTGACCTTTCTTTTTTATTTCATCAACTAACATAACATTTTCAACACCATATTTATCTAAACAAGTTTTCTTCTTTTTCTCATTTATTAAATTATAATAATTATTTAAATCACCATGTTTTGCTATAATATGTTTTTTTAATATGTTTGATCTTTCTTTTTTTGATGTTTTTTTGTTATTTTGTTTCATAGTTTTTGAAACTTTATTTGATATTTCATTAACTAACATAACATTTTCAACACCATACTTTTCAAGATTGGTTTTTTTTATTCTACAATATTTACATTCTTTACAATAATATAATAAAGAATTGTTTCTTATAGTGGATTCATAATAAATTTTATATTTAATTTTTAGTTCTTTTTTACAATTATCGCATATAACCGAAACAATTGCACCAGAACCTTTATGAATATCTTTTGTATAAACTTCAATCTCATCTTTGGTGTTTACAATTTTATATCCTAACTTTAAATAATGATTTAGAATAGAAATTCGTAATTTAATTTTTATCAGTTCTTGTTTTAACATATTTATATTATCTGTTTACCTTATATATAAATATTTTAATCCAATTTATTTCCACACTTTGGACAATATAGCCAATTAGATTTTCTTAATCTGTAGGAACAAAATCCACAATATTGTCTAATTTCATTAGAAGTGCGATTCATTTCAGAAAAAGGTAGCATTTTATATTGAATAGAATAAAAAGCAACATTTGAAAATTGAGCATTAACTGTTTTTAATGTTTGGCTTGAAACATCTCCCATTTCAATTCTACCTGTTTCTACTAATGATAAATCACTTTCTGTTGTAAAAACACCAGGTGTCATCATACCTTCAAAATCTACAGATGAAGTATGTGTAATATTACTACTATACATTCTAGAATTAGAATTGGTAGTACTAAATGAAGCAAATGTATTGGTTGATCCTGCAGCACCACACACACCAGTTGGTCCATTTGGACCTGCACATCCTTGAACACCTCTTGAATTACCAAAATGTGGCATACTTTTTGTTTTTTTAAAATTTGATTTATAAACAAAAGGTTTAGGTGGAAAATTATAATTTACATTTACATCTTCCATTCTACTATAGCTGTAATGTTCTTTATAAAAATTAAAAGAAATTACACCATTTTGTTGAATTGCTTCAACTGCTTGTTTGTTGTTACCATCAACAACATAAGTTTCAAACAACATTTTTCGTTGTTCATCTAAAAAACGATCTAAAATTAGATCTTGTCCTGGATTTAAAACTAGAAATCCATCTCCTTTTCTAGTTCCGTTAAACATAATTTCAATCCCTATTTTTTCTTGTAAAGGATTAAAAAATCTTAACTCAAAGTTATCACCATTGTTTAAATAAACAACATTGTTTTGATAAACTTTTAATTCATTTCGATTTTTGGTTACTAGGACAGAAGGTAATCTATCCAACATTCTTGAATGTGTCATATTTATCTTTTTATTTTTATTTTTGACTTGCTAATTTATTTATTGCATTTCAACAATTCAAAAGTCATATTGACTCTAAACTAACATAGACCAAAAGATATCGTTTTAAACGATATTATATATATAAATAAAAATAGTTATAGTTTATACTTATTTAATATTTTTTCTTAAATTTTACATAATTTATTTTTTCTAATAAATAATATAAATTATGTTTTTGAATATAATAATAACATTTATTAGATTTTTTATAAAATTCATTAAATGTAGTATATTTAGATATTTCTTCTTCGCACATTTTAATATTCCAATAAATAACATCTTTATGCATATGTTTAGTATATTCATTTAATAATTTCAATCTATATAATTTACGATATAAACTATATTCTTTAGATTTAAAATCTCTATAATTATTATATTTGTTTGTAATTTCTTTAATTTTATCATAATCCAATATACTATTATTTACATATATTAATATATCATTTTCAGAAATATTAATTATATTATCATCAATTATATTTGTATTACAATGTTTATTAATTTTGTTTAAATATTTTTTTAATTGATATTTAATTGAATCTTTTTCATTTATTCTAATTAACATTATATTATTTTTAATGCATAATTCATCTTTTTTATTATCTATTTCTGGACGATGCCAATACAAACCATCATATTCAAAGGCTAATTTATAATATGGAATATAAATATCTAATTCATATGGTTTAATTATTTTTTTATTATTAAATAAAATTTCTTTATTAAATAATTTGGATACAATATATTTTAATATTAACTCTGGTCTACTTATATTTTGTGAAATCATATGAGAACAAATATCATTAATTATTCCCATTTTAATAGCAGCACAGTAAGCACTATTATCTTGCTCTCTAAAATCTATTTTAGTTTTATAACTTTTTGCTATAATTTTTAAATTTTCATAAGATAAATTCCTTGTTCTTGTTTTATTTATTTTTGTCCTAAGTTCTTTATTTTTATATAATTTTAAATATCTAGCCTTTCCTTGTACACTTGGTTTAGTTGTATTTAAAAATTTAGAAATTTCTAAATTTGTATTATCTGGATATAACTTAATTAGTTTATCTAATTTATCCTTTGTCCATTTCATTTAATTTTTTTATTTTTTCCAATAAATTCTTTTATTTTATTCTCAATAAATAAAGATTTGTTTATTGATTTTTCTTTAGATATATTATCAAATTCTTTACAAATTTTTTCATCTATTGTAAATGTTTTTTGAATTTTCATATTTATTTATATTGTTTTATATGTATATATTAAAAATGTTGGGCCATGTTTGAATTATTATTAATATTTTTTTATATATTTGTAGCATGGTAAATAAAAATGAAATACAGACTTGTTTTAATTATTTTGAAGAGAATATTATAAAAAATGAAAAACAATTTAAAGAATATTTAAAATTTTCAGAACTAAGGTATAGACAAATTATACCAAACAAATCAATAGATGTAAGTATAAGAACATGTGATTATTTTATAAATGGTTATGATAAAATAGAAATATCAATAAAAATAATTTATACAACCTCATCTGGTATGAGATGTTGTTATAATTTGAGAAATAATTTTAATATTATTAGTTTTATGCGATATATTAAATTGAAAAAATTAAAATGAAATGAAAGATTGGCAAATAGCATATATAATGTTTGGTAAAAACACCAAGAAAGAATGTAAATTGGTTTCCAACATTTTAAAAAATGCAACAATAGAACCTTTGTGTGATGGTTGGAGTATAATATATGATAATAAATTAAATGATGATTGTGGATGGATAATACCAAATGAGTGTTTAGATTAAAAAAATTTTTAATATTTTTTTAATATATATTACTAATGAACATTAAAGTATTATATACAGAGGTCATTACTAAAAAAAATGCTTTAGAATATATTAAAAAAACTAAAGATAAGTCTGAAGTTGATGAATATCTGGATATTATAAGTGCATTAAATAATGGACTTGATGTTTTTAATATCGTTACAACAGATGGAGAATATTTAATGTTTTTAAAACCTGATAAGAAATCTAAAAAAAGTTAAAATGTATTATAAAAAACTTGAACACTATAATAGTATAGCAACAAAAATTGATGACATTTTAAAATATTTTAATATTATTGAATTAAACGATACTACATATTATAAAAATCTTATCATTTTTATGAAAGAAATATTTATTAATAAAGAAATAAGCTTTACCTCTATTGATGTTCCTAAAAATAATCCTATAATAACAGGAAAATGTATAAATATTAAAACATTTAATTATAAATATAATTATTTTTTTAAATTCAAAATTGGCACTATATGGTATTTAGTAGATGCAAATAAAGATATTATAGTTAAAAACTATGATGCTAATAATAAAAAATATCACAAAGAAGTAGAGCTAAAAAAAGAAATGATAAAATATAATTTATAAATTAATTATTATTTACTATTTCATATTTTCAATTTTTTAATTTTTCTTGCAATTCCATAAATAAATCATAATAATCATATGGATTAAAAGTATTATAACTTTTATCTAATTCTTTTTTAATTTCGTTCATACTTGAATAATTAACAATTTTTTTGTGTTCTTTTATTTGCAAACCAAAGTCTAATATTCTTAAAGCATGAAAAATATTTTTTATTGATGATTCAATAAGTTCATCACGATATGCTAAAGTTGAAAAATACCAACTTGAGGAAGCTTTTGTTATTATTTTTTTAACAAATTCTTTTTCGTAAAATTTTGTAATACCAAAATTCATATTCTTTTGAATCACTTTTTCTTCAGGTAAGAAAATACATTCTAATGCTGATATTTCATAGTTATTAATAGCATCAATGAAACCTGCTCTTGAATAGCAGGTTCCTTGAATTTCTCTATCAAATGATGAAATCGCATTATCTTTAAATGCACCACTTGGAAGCAATGATGATTTAAAAACTATAACATAGTCACTATCAGAGTATTCATCATCAGTACCATAGATTTTAGAACCATATGGATATATGTTCAAAACTTTTGAATGGTCTAACCTTAATTTTTCACAAATTTCTTCCGCTTTCATTTATTTTTTCTAATTTTTCGTTTCTTATTGCTTTTAATAAATATGGACAATCTTTAGGTGTTACTTTTTCTAAATTTATTGTTGTATTAGTTTTAGTACATATATAATAATAATGCATAAATTTTAAATATTCACAATTTTTTTCTTCTTTTTTAACAGAATAAATATCTTCACCACAAAAATGTTTTACTCTAACTGGACCTTTCATTATTTTTCAATTCTTTCAATTTTTAATTTTCTAATTTCTTTTAAAGTCATGAAATATTCTTTTTCTATTGCTTCATTCCAATCACCATCACAAGAAATGTAATATGTATTTTCTACTTCTGCTAAAACATCATACCATAAACCTACAGATAACTCAAAAAAATAACTTGGATTGTTTTTGATACACTGAACTTTCATATATTATTTCATATTAGGTCTAAAACTTCTTTTATCATCAAAGCCTTTACTTAATATTTTTTCAACGTCAGTTTGAGTATTTTCAATTTTTTCTTTTTCTGATATTTTATTTGATAACCATTCAGACAACATTAAAAATATATCTTCAGCTTTAAGAAATTTTGGTAAATATAATTCATTTAATTTTGGAAATTTAATTGTTTCTCTTTCTTTTACTGGTCTTCTAGTATTATAGCGAGATAAAATAATAGGACAATCAAAAAATGAATTAATATTTTCTGTGTCTTTTTTAATATCTTTATTAAAGTCAACTAAATACCTATCAATATCAATTGAAATTAAAGTATCATTTTTTTTCTTGTCGATACTAGATTTATAATATGACCAAGATTTATATTTACTTTTAAATTGCTCTAAATCTTCTCCATAAAAAATTTTATCACCATCACAATAACCATCAATAACATATCCAGCAATAAACAATTGAATTTTTTCTTTATAGAACATATAAGAATCTGGACTAGCAATTCTTCTATCAAGTATTAATTTAGGATCTTCACCATAAATTCCAACTAAATAGTCGTAGTAATCTTTATTTCCATTTTTATCTATTATTTTCATATTGTTTAATTTAATGTATTTAATAAAAAATTCATATTTAATATTGCTAAGTCATTTTTTATTTTATCATGACTTAAAATATATTTCCATTTATTGCCATTCTTTGTTATATATATTTCATTTGTATCATTGTCTAACCAAGTATCAAAAACCATTTTAATATGAAATACATTTTCATTATAAAAAAACATATTATAAATATCTTTAAAATGTTTTTTGTCGTTTTTAGTTATTTTCCAACAAGTTTCCATAATTAATATTTTTTACAAAGATAATAATAAATATTAAAACAAATATAATTTTTTAGAATAAATATAAAATGGGAGTAAATAAAAGGATATTAAGTAAGAATTCAATTAAATATGTTGCTAAAAACAATGATATCGAGTCGTTTATTAATTATTTTAATTCTGATATAATAATGACAAATGATTCTTTTTCATCATATATTTATAATAAAATTATAAATGATGATAATATTTTTACTATATTTAAATATTGTAATGAAAATTAAAATTAAATATGAGAAATGAAGTTAGAATAGATAATTTTTTAAAAAAAGTGAATATTAATCATTTAATAACAAATATTTGGAAATTACCCGACATTAATGTTCAAAATATTATTAATAATATACCCATCATTAGAGAACACTGGATGCATATGCCAGATTTAAGATTTAGTCAAATATTAATTTATTTAGATTATGTACCAAATTTAAGTGGTGGTTGGTTTTATTATGAAGAAGATGAAATACTTGAAATCCAAGGCTATAAACCAAGAGAATATACATTTTGGGGTAATTTGTATGACAAAGACAAAAACAAATTACCAGAAGTTAATTATATATTGGTTAAAGATTTAAATATTGATCATATGCAGAATTTAATTGATGGTAATTGGATAAAAAATGGTACTAAAATTTATAAAATTATATCTGATGAATTAAAAATAAGGTCAAGAAGAGAAAAATTGAAAAAAATTAATAAAAAAAGCAGTTAATATTAACTGCTTTTTCTTTTATATTTTCTTTTAATTTTATTTAAAACTTTTTTACTATATTCATTATCTATTCTTATGTAATTTTTTATCCAAGTAAATATTGATATAAATAGTCCAATATTACCAGTTATAATAATGATAAACATAACTGTATATTTTAATAAACCATTGTCTAATCTTGAATTATTATTGTAAACAATCGCACCAATAATACCAGACAATATCCATATAAATAAAGATAAAATTAATATCATAAAAATTATTTTTTTTTAAGTTAAAAAAAAACCTCAATACTCTTTCAAATATTAAGGTTTTAATTTAATTATGGCTGAGAATAAGCCTCATTGTAGAATTCTTTGGAAACCTTATTTTTTAGTTTCTTTTCCACTATCTTTTGGATAGTAAATCCTAACGACGGTTTTTTAAGTTAACCACTCTTTATGTTGTCAAATACTCTCTTGTTACTCATAACTTCTTTAAGATGCCTCTCAAACTAAACCTTGCGGGTATAAAGTACTTTCTCAAAAATCTTGCAGGAATTGGGTTCCATACAAGGCTGTGAACACTCACAACTAAGTAGTCGCCTTTCTCTGACAACAGGTGAACTCTTTTCCTTTTATTTTATTTTTAATTTTTACATCAATTGTAATTTAAAAGTAACTAGTTTGTGGATTTATGAAAGTTGCGGTTCACCAATTAGCTTTCCCATCTTTTGAACAGAAAAATACTAAACAACTCTCTGCGATATCCCTATCACCATATTTTAAGTCAACTAGAACTTGTCAAATGTCTTGGTAAACATTAGTTTACAAAAATAACAGCACCACCTGTACATTATGTAAATGTTCACATTACCTTTCGGTTTTAAGCTAACTTTCATATTGAATAACGCAATGATGTGATTGGACGTCACACTTTTTGCAATATATTCTTTGGATTATTCTTGTTGCTGTTCCCAGCTCACCAAGACTACCCACATAGCCCTGGCATTAAACCACTTTCTCTACAGTGTTACCCTCGATACTTAAGGTTTAACGATATTCCAATTGCCTGCTTGAGCAAAATATTTCTATTTTGCCGCAAGTGACTTAAACTAATAATCCACTCACTTTATACTACTTTCATAGTTTATTTAAAGACTACAGGCAGCCTATTTATCTGTTTTCATTAAACATATCATCAACCGAAATTGACTCTACACCTAATTAAAAACAGAGTATATTTTTTCAAAAAAAATCAAAGAACTTATTAAAAAATGTTAGCACTTCTGCTAACATTAAATTATAGTGCAAAAATAAAAAAAGTTTTTGTTTTCACCAAATATTTTTTACATTTTTTTCAAAATAATTTTTAACATTTCTGCTAACATTAAATTATAGTGCAAAAATAAAAAAAGTTTTTGATTTTACAAAAAAAAAATTAAAAAATTTTATCATCTGTTGAAAGTTTTCCATATTCAATGTTATTATATTCATTTGGATTCATTATTAATTTTTCTAAATAATAATCTGATATTAATCTATTACTTGCATTAGAATCTAATAACGATACTTTTTTATCATCTAAATATTTTCCTTTATATGGATACATTTCTATAAAATCATCTTGTTGTTCTATACATGGTGATAAGTGTTCACTTAAATAATATACATTTTTATTAATGTATGTAGTAAATCTTATTCTTAAATCGTGATCTTCATATCCATAATTTTTCATTGTTTCAATATAACCACCCAATTTATCGAAATTTTCTTTAGTCATTGCTATTCTACCAGCATTTTTTTGAAGTGTGGCTATAATAATATTGATATTTCTATTAAAATAATAATTGATGGCTGATATATAATCTTCTGTAATGTAATTATCACAATCCAAATCTATTGATATTTCACCAGTTGAATATCTATGAGCTATGTTTTTTGCATGAAATCTATCAAAATATTGTTTGTTTGCAACTTTTATATAAATAATATATTTATCTTCTATTTCTTTGCTAAAATTTTTCACCATGAATTCATGTAAATCATCTTTACTATCATAATTTACTAATACTAATTCATAATTATATTTTTTTATTAAAGGTATATTTTTAAATATTGTAGCCTTTAAATATTCACTTCTATTCATGCATGTAGAGCAAAAAGAAAACTTCATATTATTTAATATTGTTTTATTAGTATATATACAATATGAACTACTATTACACTAAAGATGTAATGGTTTCGTTAAAAAGATTAAACTTTTTAACAACATTAGATAAATCTAATGGCTCGTTCATAGAAGCAAAATGATTTTCAAACCATCTGTGTAGTATATTTATGGCTGAATTTAAATCACGGTCTATAATTATGGTATCTGACAATTGAACTTTTCTATCTTTCAATTCAATTTTGTTTTTAAATAATTTTCCAGTCAAACAATTTAATTGTGTCGTCCACTTTTCATCAATCTTTGTTAAATTGGTATTATTTGTTTGACATTTATATTTTAAAAATTCTAAAAACATATTAATATTAGATTTATGAAATGATTTACGAATTGTTTTTTTATTTTCATTCACACCATCACTTAACATTAATTTTTTGACATTCAGATCACCAATTACAATTGTGTTGTAATTCATATTCACTAATTTTTTACTCTGAATATGTAGAGTTTGATTTATTTGTTGATTTTTTTTATAATAACATTTATTTAATGTTCTTTTTAATAGTAAATTTCTATTTGAACCTTTTATTGTTTTACTTCTTTTATTCTGTATTTTCGCTATCTGTTTTTGATAATAATTATTTATTTTCTTTGATTTATTTTTAATAATAACTTCATTGCCTTTATTATCTATACCATGACATAATTTATCTAAGCCTAAATCAATAGCAAGAACTCTGGTATTAATTAAAATTTCATCTTTATATTTTATACTATCATCAATAACTATATCACACAACCATTTGTTTCTAATAAATTTAATTCTTATCTCTTTAATATTTAATTCATTTAAATTTAAATTTGATTTATATTTAAATGATATTTTATTGATAATTATTATATTATTATTTTTAATAATCCAACCTGATTGATTCCAACAGATAGAATGATAATTATTATTTTCTATTTTTCTTGGTGGTCTTGCTGATTTGTCCTTTTTTATTAAATTTAAAAATGAACGATATGATCCATATAATTCAGTAGATATAGTTTGAGTTGCTTTTGAATTTAATTTTTTCCAATCTGAAAATTGCTCCTTTAATTCGGGAAGCATATTATTTAAATCAAATTTATTAAATATAGTTTTATTTGTTTCATAGGATTGTTGTTGTATATCAAGTAACTTATTCCATATATCTTTTCTTATGTCAGATAATTTTTGTAATTGATTTATTTGTTCTTTTGATGGAAATAATCTTATTTGATATGTCTTCAATTTTTATACAATATTTTTTATAATACTATATATAAATTAAATGGTGTTATATATTCTAAATTTTTAAAAGTTTTTTGTTAAATTTATCAAAATATAATAAAGATGCAATTATTTTTTTACGGATCTCTATAAATGGTTTAGTTCAAATTATAAGTTATATTTTTTTGATTTAATAACAAGTTGAATATCATCATCAGATACTAATTCATCATTACTTGATTCTTTTACTATGAATAATACATCATAATTTTTTTTATATAATTCGTAAAAATGTACACACTTTTCTAATGATGTTGTTCTAACGACTGAATCTGGTTTAATTCTAGATTCTTCATATAATTCTCCATTAGATTTAAAAAGTGTAATACTATATAAAGTATAATGTACTTCATCAATTACTATTTTTTGTTTGGCCTTATTAATAATATTAATAATCTCATCGGGATATTCATTATCGGCATTAAATTTTTCTATTATCATATTAAATTTTAATTATAGTTTTTAATATATATTAAAAAACAAATATACACATATTTAATATGAAATATATAAAAAAATATGAAAACATTAATTCTGACCTGAAAGTAGGTGATTATGTTTTGATAAAATCTACTTTTTCAATTGAAAAATTAAAGGATTTTATTAATAAGACAATAGGCCAAATAACTCAAATTGATATTGATAATATTGTATATGTAAAATATACTAAAATTCCGTTTGAATTAATACAATATTTTGATGCTAATGGTGGGAGATATTTTCAAAATAAACAAATAATAGAATTTGATAAAGATATTGAAAAATTAAAATTAAAAATAGACTCCAAAAAATATAATATATGATAACTAAATTTAAAATATTTGAAAACAATACTGATTTTAAAAAATATTTTATATCAGATTTTTTTGATATTTTAGCAATATTTGAAATTTTAAATATTAACACTAAAAACTCCACAGCCAAAATAAAATTATTATATTCATATGATAATGAAAAATTTGTAAATGATACAGATAGTACACCATATTTTAAACCTTTAGTAATATTAAATAATAAAATATTATACTCTTCTAATAGCCTTGAAGATTGTTTAGATGTAATTAAAACTTTGAAAGATATAAACAACTATAATATATAAAAAATATATGAAGGATAGAATAATTAATATAATAGATGAGTCTATTTCAGTAAAGAAATCAATTTTAAAAGATAATAAATTAATAGAAACTATTAATGATGTAACAAATGTTATTATTGATTGTTATAAAAATGGTGGAAAAGTTCTTTTTTGTGGAAATGGTGGAAGTGCTGCTGATGCACAACATTTAGCTGCAGAATTATCGGGTCGATTTTATTTTGATAGAAATCCATTATTTGCAGAAGCTTTACATGTTAATACATCTTATGTTACTGCTGTTGCTAATGATTATGGATATGATAATATATACTCACGGTTAGTCATAGCAATGGGTAGGAAGAATGATATTCTAATTGGACTATCAACATCAGGCAACTCAAAAAACATCATTAAATCATTTGAGGCTGCACAGGAAATAGGTATGAAAACAATAGCATTTACTGGTAATGATGGTGGAGAACTTAAAAAATTTTCAGATTACATTATTAATATACCTTCAAATGATACACCAAGAATACAAGAATCTCATATAATGATTGGTCATATAGTTTGTGAATTAGTTGAAGATATATTATTTAAAAATAGTGAGTAAAATTGCTGTATAAATAACCACTGGTACGCTAGCGGATCAAACCGAATTTAATCTATTTATATAATCTACTAATATCATCTACTTTTAAGGCTGTTACGGGTTAGGTAACCGACAATACTTCAACATCCTTTCAGACAACAATATTACTCACTTTTAGATAGAGCGGTCAGACTCGAACTGACATATCTTTTTATTATTAATAAAAGTGTAATTCCCTAAAGCTTTTTTGGCTTTTTACAACGCTCTATAATGCAAACTTAATAAATTTTTTTAATATATACAAAAATATGAAGCATTTAAAGACATATGAATCTGAAGTTGATAATGATTTTAAATTTAATATAGGTGATGTGGTTATATGTATTAAAAATACATGGCCAATTGAAAATATGAAATTAGGTGAAACATATATAGTTCTTGATAGAAAAAAATATAGTGGTATTAACTATTATGGTGTATCTGATACCGATGGTTATGGAATAGAAAGCATATTAATTCCAGATGAATTAGCCTTTTACGGTGAGAAGATATTTGTAACACCGCTTGAATATAATGCTGATAAATATAATATATGAAATATTTAAAAACATATGAAGTCTCTAATACAAAAGAACCAAATTTTAAAAAAGGTGACTACGTTTATTGTATTGATCCAAGCTATAATCATGGTGAAAAATTACATCCATATAAACATGTTGATACAGATATAAAATATTGTGTAGATTTTGTTTATAAAAACCAAGGAGTGTGGTTTTGTAATTTAAAAGGTAAAGGTCCAAATTTCTATTGCACTAGTTTTATACCAGAAGCAGAATATGATGCAAAAAAATATAATATATGAAATATTTAAAGACATATGAGAATTTTATGGATTTAAAATTTAAAGACCTTAAAGAATATATACTTTTAAAAAGAGGTGATAGTGGTGGTTTTGATATATTCAAAATTAGTAAAAAAAATTTTAATAACATTGAACCAAAATGTAAAGTGAGAAGAATATATACTATTAGTAATAAAGGAATAAAAAAAATACAAGATCTTAATAAAACTAAAACTGTTGATGATTTATATATTAGATTTAGATTTATTATAGAATATATGGTTGATCATTCAGACGATATAGATAAATTATTAGAAATAGCAGAATTAAAAATTGCAACAAAGAAATATAATATATGAAATATTTAAAAACACACGAAAGTTTTAAAGATTGGACTCCAAGTACATATCAAAAAAACGATTTGGTTATTATTGAATCTGATTGGTTAGAGAGTATAGCAAAAGTTATTAATGTGTTACCAAGTGATAATTTTAAAGATGATACAGAATATAAATTGGAATGTAAAACAAAAATAAGTTCTGACATGATAAATGAATATGTCATAATATCTGCAATAGAAAAAGAGATTGTAAGAAAGTTAACTCCTTCAGAAATAATTGAATATAATTTACGAGAAGATGCAAAAAAATATAATATATGAGATATATTAAAACATATGAAGATAGTGAAAATATAGAAGAACTTAAAAAAGATCTTAAAAAATTATTATTGCACATAAGAAGAATATTGAACAATTATTATAGTTCAACAGTGGATTTTGGTGATGATCAATATAGTATTTATTTTTCAAATATTTCAGTACCAACACAAAGGGTAATAGATATACAAGGTGAGTTTTCAAGTTCTTTAACATTTTTATCAATAACATTAAGAATTGGAAGTATTTATGATGATTTTCCTAAATTTTTACAAGAATACTTTAAAACCATTTCTGGACTTGAATTATATAATGAAAGTCCCAGTTTTTACAATACTCAATTTAAAATAACTGGAGACATGGATGATATAATAAATCAAATTTCAAAAGAAGATATTGAAATTAAATCAAATTCAAATAAGTATAATATATGAAACATTTAAAAACATTTGAGAATATAAATGGACCACAAATTGGTGATTATGTATTAATTAGTATGAAAGGTAGTTATAATAATGATAACAGTATTGATTTTTTTATTAATAATAATATAGGACAAATTATTAAATTTGATGAAAATATGAGACTGGTTAAATATTCAAATGTACCAGGAAATATCAAAATGAAAAACAAATTTAATAAAGATGGTTCTATTTGGATAGGTAACGCATTTAAAACTGTAGCCTTTGGTAAAACAAAAGAAGAACTAGAATTAAAAATGGATATGAAAAAATATAATATATGAAACATTTAAAAACATATGAATCAATAAAAAATTTGAATTTCAAATTAAAAGATAATTCAATGTATATATTTTATGATTATGAAATGGGACTGAATAAAGTTGAAAAATTTTTAAAATTATATTTAATAAATAATACTATAAATAAATCTATGAAAGAGTTTCTTAAAAATGTTGAAAGCAAAAAACGTTTTAATAAAAATAAAGGAGCAATATTATATTATATTGACGGTTATGAAAATTCTCAATTTGACGTATTTGATTATTATAACAGTAGAAAAAATAAAGGTGATAATAGAAATTTAAAATATTATTTAAGGAATTATTATAGTTATAATATAGAATATATAGATATTAAAAACGATAAAATTATTTCTTTATCTAAAGAAGAATTTATAGATAAAATTAATTTTATTAATGATGCAAATAAATATAATATATGAAACATTTAAAAGCATTTGAAAAAATTGAAGATGATAGATTAGCAGTTAAATTAGCTAATTATGAATATGATGATTCTAAAACATATGATATACCCAGATTTGAAGTTGGAGATATTGTTTATGCTGATCCTAAACTAATACAAAATATGTCTATGATAAACAAAGAATTAAAAGTTATGAAAGTTTTTCCAACTTGTTATTATGTTGTAGATAGATATCCAAATTTTGCACTTTCTCAAAAAAGATTAATATCAGAAGAAGAATATAATGTAAATAAATATAATTTATAATTTCATATTTTCTAATTGTTCTTTAGTAAATTTCAAAGAATGTCCATCAATTCCTATTTGAACAAAAACTGCTGTTGTTGAACAAACTAATATTTCTTTTTCAAATGCTCTTGGTAATAAATCTTCATCTTTACTATCTTTAAAAACCAAATACATAAAATTTTTAACTTTTGCTTCCAGTTTTATAGTCATTGAGCTATTACCAATATTTGCAACCTCACCGTATATTTTTATGTGGTCATTAACTTTGACTGGTAGTTTAAATAATACTTCTTCAATTTTTAAAGTAACCATATTTTTATTACAAGCTTTATCTGTTGCTAAAAGAAATCCAGATTCATCTAACCACGATAACATTACACCACCGAATAAATTATCATTTATTCCGATATCACTTGTCTTACAAACTTTTGTTGATATTAATTCCATTTTCAATATTTTTTAATTTTTGTTTTCTTAATTTTTTTAAATCTCTAAAATTTTTATCTACATATGCTTTAGTAAAATCGCCATATTCATTTCCATACATTATATGATCTAATGTAATAAATAAGATATTATCATGTATATCATTATCAATATGTAAGATTTCATATGTTTCACCTTTTATAAATAATGGATCACCTAACATATTAATAATTTGTTTTATACAAATTAATTTATCACCTTTTTTATATTTCATTTTAAAAATATCTTTCCTCTAATTCATAATAACCAATTTCAGTTGCATCAATTAATTTTGGATCATTAAAATTTGAATATAACACATAACACTCACTACCAAAATCATATGCAATTATATATTCTTCATTATTAAAATTAAATCCAAAAGAAAAATTAGTCCTTGTTAAATTGGTTATATTTGGTGATTTTGACATTTTTTTATAAAATTTATCAAAATCTTTTTTAATATATTTTGTGTCTGGTGTTTCTTTTGTTAATTGACTTCTAAATATGCTCACTTGCATTTCAAGACCATCTTTGCTATTATTATTTATTTGATAAAATTGATTTTTTAATTCTGATGACATTGTATCACCTAATGTAATTTTGCCACCTGTTTTCTGAAGTTCTTTAAACTTATTAAACATATCTTCTTTTTCTTCTTCAAATGTTTTCATATTTATCATTTTTATTGTTTTTGCATTTATCTTTATAATTTTTATAAATTTTAACAAATGTCGGATTTTCTGCCATTAGTTGTGCTAATTTTTTACCACATGGACAGTTTTCTAATTCGTTATTTTCTAATTGACCTAATTTTTCAATAACTAATGCTTCTATTTCTTTTTTCATATAATCTTTTTAATTTTAATTTCCTGTTCTCTTTTAAAGGTGAAAAATCATTAACATTAAAACAGTGTCCAAGAGGAAAATCTTTAAGATAAATTATTGTTTTAGTTTTATCTGAACCATTATAATGATCAAAAGTATAATAAGATTTAATATTATTCAAATCTTTTATTCTATATTGTTCATAAAATAAATTATTATTTAAAACATTTAATGTTTTTCTTAAATATGCTATTCTATCACCAGATTTAAACATTTTATTTTTTCTTTTCTTTCTTTTAATTTACGATATTCTTGAAGTATTTTATCATCAACTAATATGCAATTGTTACATTTTAAGCCGACACACTCAGCATTTTTACAAGATTTTCCATAAAATTCAGTTATAAAAAACTTAGGTATAATTAAACCTTTATATCTTTGATTATTTTCATAACATTTCGGAATATAATTATTCATATAATTTATTTTCTATCATATAATCAAATACATTTTCATCAATAAAAGGCAAAAGTTTGGCTTTTACAATCATTTTTACTTCAGGTGGCAATTTATTATATCCGTATATTTTTTCTCTAATTTCTGTAGATGAAATTTCTGGTATATTATTTTCATAATTTAAGAAAATATGAGGTTTTTGTAAATACCAATTAACATTTATATCTCTTTCAATACCACTTCTTGGCACAATTACAAATTGTGCTAAACTTTCTAACTCTTGATAATTAACCCATTTATTAAATGTGTTGGCATTATCTAAACCAATTATCATTGCAAATTGATATTTTTCTGTAAGTTCTTTTTCTTCTTTCAATCTTTTGAAAAAATAATAAGTTTCGCCTTTTAATTGATTTTTAATTTCATAATCAAAAACCTTAATTCTATTATCCACTTTTGCAGCAATTTTACACATTTCTAATCTGTGTTCAGCACTAACCATATTCTTATTATACATATGATTATATGCTGGCATTAACCACACTTCATCAAATTGACCAGATGTATTTAATACAAACTGTGCTAATTGAATATGACCCTTGTGAATTGGATTTCCAGCTAATCCCAATATAGCAACCTTTGTTTTACGACCTAATGTTTTATATTGGTCTGCTCTCTTATCAATTTTTTTAAGAGTGTCCAAAATTAAATCTTCATAATTCCAACCACTTTCAGAACAAAGTTCTATTAAACTATATAACAAATCACCAGTTTCCTCTTTGATATTTTGAATGTCTTGCCATTTCATTAATTCAAAAAATTCACTTTGTATATCTAAAAATCTTTCTCTAAAGATGTATATCCGAAATGTTCTTTAAATTTATCATCAACTAACTTCTGTAATTCTTTTGTTTTCATATTTTTTTTTATTAAACATTACAAATATAATATTTTTCTACCAATTATACTATTTTTTAGTAAAAAATTCAGATAACCATTTATTTATTCTAGACACTTTATATGAATATGGCGATTTTATACTAAACTCGCCTCTACCATTATATTTTAGAGATTCTTCTTTACATTTTTCTTTTGTCCAATAATCTCTTAAAATTTTTTTATCACCCATATGTTCACACAATTCATCTAACCAGCCATTATTTAATGCTGAAGTATAAGCAGATTTACAATTTTTACAAAAATTAAATCTTGTATTATATTTTAACGCTTCATTTTTACAATTTTCTTTTGTCCAATTATTTCTATTATTCATATGTTTACACACATCATCTAACCAATTATTTAATAAACTTGATCTATATGCACCAGCAGATTTTTTACAAAAATCATTTCTCGTATTATATTTTAGAGCTTCTATTTCACAGTTTTCTTTAGTCCATTTTTTTGTGTGTCCACCTAAACTTCCTGTTTTTGATTTATTTAAAATGTTCCAATTATTTTTTTTATATTCCAAAACATAATCATGTTCCAATTTTATAGCATTATCTACATCAATATAATTAGTTAATTGCTTTAATATATAATTTGAATTTTTTTCAATGTGTTTATAAACCGTTCCTTTTTTAAGATGTCTTTGATTTCTTTTATAAATATTTGATGTTAATCCAACATAAGAGTAATTATCTGAAAATTCATAAACATAAATACACCTTTTATATTTATTTCCAACAGCAACCATATGATTACATATATCATCTAAACATTTATATCTATTTTTAGCAGCACTATATGCACCCATAGAACATTTACTAAATTCTGTTCTTGATTTATATTTTAATGCTTCGTTTTTACAATTTTCCTTTGTCCAATAATTATTTGGTTTTCTCATTTTTATTTTTATATCTATATATAAAAATATCATATCGTAAAGTGGAGTGTGACCAATTAATTAATTTACAAATTACTAATATTTTTTAATTATTTATTATAAAAATTTTCAATAAAGATTTTCCGAAATTAATATAGAATCATCACCATTATCTGAAACTTCTAATCCAAATCTAATTTGATTATTTGCTTTTGCAATTTTCCAAGCTTCTTTTCTATCAACAAACCTATTTAATGAAGTTAAAAATCCTTGCATATTTCTATCAGGTTCTTCATCTTCTGTTATATCAGGTTTTAATTGTCTTAAAATATCATAGCAATCACCATGTCTATGACCACATATAATAGTATCTTTAAAATTAATAGCAGCGCATAATATTATTTCATTCATTGTTTAAAATTTTATTTAGTTTTTCTTTTCTCAATTCTTTTAAACTTTCCTCGCTTTCTAACCATTCAATATCAGAGGTTTTTTTAATTGAACAAAATCTCTTAATTTGTGATTCTTTAATCCAAGGATATTCAGTAACTTGATAACCTGCTATTACTTCCACATCTGTTAATTCTATTTTTGACATACCGTTAGTATATATATCAATTTCTTTAACATATATTATATAATTATATTGTTCACCTTTTTTACCAGTTGCTTTATCTTCATCACTTAATAAATTAACTAAACCATTATAAAAACCATACCTATTTGTTTTAAAAATGTCCTTTAAGTCTTTAATTTTTTTATTTAGTACAATTTTTTCATTATCTAATGATTCAATTTTTGAACTTAATTTGTTTATTTTTAATTTATAATTTTTTTATCAACTAAAAATAATGTGATAAAAAATACACTCAAAGAAAAAAATACCAAACTACTAATTATTAATAAAGTTTCCATTTTTAATATTATTTAATTTTTTTAATCTAGTTTCTTTTATAATTAATTTTACACATTCTTTTGATCCAACTTCTTTTTTTTTTTCTATTGTATAACAACCGTTACGTATTAAACGTTTTGTGTTTTTTTTATCCCAAGCTTCATCATATTTGTAAATTTCGTATAAATCATAATCCCTATTTCGCTCTCTTATAGAATAATATCTTCCTATAATATGTTCAATGTGACTACCATATGGTTTCATATATTTTCTGAAATCTTTTACACTTTTTACACTTGTTATACTATTTATATGACACGTCAAAGAAAACACAGAAGTCTTTAGCTTCTGTGATGAATTTGACAAAAAACAATTCTAACCTTGAGAAAGAATATATTGTTTAATAGTGTTTGGATTGGCTTCTCCAATAGAACAAACAAAATAACCATCTGACCAAAAAGTTTTTTCAACCCAAAATTGAGTATGTAAATAATTCCTATGTTGAGAACGCCATATATGATAGGTGCTTTCCTGTTTTAGTTTTCTAACAATAGATGTAATAGACAAACGAGGAATATATCTAATAAGAAAATGAATATGGTCAATATCAGATTCCATAACTTCTATTTCAAAATCACTTTTAGAAGCAATGTTTAACAATAATTGTTTCATATCATCTTTTAATTGACCAACAAGTAATTTCTTTCTGTATTTACATACAAAGATTAAATGACATTTTAAATAATGTTTTGAACGATTTGTTGAACGATAATTAGATTTTTTAGACATAGTAAGTAAATTATTTTGTGAATACTTTTCACAAACAACAAAGTATTTACAAAATAATTTACGATTTAGTAAAAAATGACTTTTAAAGTTTAATATATAATAATATGAAAGTCATTAATAAGGTATATAAATTTAGAATTTACCCAAATAAAGAACAAGAAATATTGTTATCTAAACATTTTGGTTGTTCAAGATTTGTATATAATTACTTTTTAAATGAAAGAAAAGAACAATATCAAAAAGATAATAAATCAGATAATTACTATAAACAAGCAAAATCTTTAACTGAATTAAAGAAACAAGAAGAATACAATTGGTTAAAAGAAGTTAATAGTCAAACAATCCAATTTGCTTTAAGAAATTTAGACACCGCTTATGATAGATTTTTCAGGAAAATAGCACAATTTCCCAAATTCAAATCAAGAAAACACAAAAATACTTTTACTATACCTCAATTTGGTAGATTAGAAGAAAATAAAATATTCATTCCTAAATTTAAAGAAGATATCAAAGTTAAATTAGATAAACGTGAAATCAAAGGTAAGATTGGTAAAATGAATATTACTAAAACAACAACTGGTAAATATTATGTATCAGTTTTTACTGAACAAGAAATTGAACAATTACCAAAAACAAATAAACAATGTGGCATAGATTTAGGATTAAAAGATTTTGTAATAACATCTGATGGAATAAAATACAAAAACAATAGATATACAAAAAAATATTCAAGAGAATTAAAAAAAGCACAACAACATCTTTCTCGTAAAGAAAAAGGTAGCAATGGGTTTGAAAAACAAAAACTTAAAGTTGCCAAAATTCATGAGAAAATATCAAGTTGTAGATTAGATACCTTACATAAAGTTAGTAAAGAACTTGTTGAAAATTATGATTTAATAAGTATTGAGGATTTGAATGTAAAAGGTATGATTAAAAATCATAAATTATCTAAACATGTTGCAGATGCAAGTTGGGGGAATTTTGTTAACCTACTTACTTACAAATGTGATTGGTATGGTAAAGAACTTGTTAAAATTGGTAGGTTCTATCCATCAAGTAAAACTTGTAATAGTTGTGGTTGGATAAATCAAAATTTAAAACTTTCAGATAGAAAATGGACTTGTAAATGTGGTGAAACGCATGATAGAGATTTAAACGCAAGTAAAAACATTTTAAAAGAAGGTTTAAAAATATATGGTAAGGAACTTGCCATTACAAAGGTGGAGAGTAAATTAGACTTTGGAAACAAAGCACACTCTATGAAACCCGAAACACATTAGTCTTTAGCTAATGTGTAGTTCATTGTTTTCATTAATTTTTTGTAATTTTTCTTTTCTTTCTTCTTTTAAATACCAACTATAAATACCGTAATATTTAAGATTTTTTATATAATCATCATTTGTAAATTTATTACCAAAAATATGAGTTTCATCATACATATCTTCTAATATCCTACAATAAATTATATAATTATCATGATTTATATTCATATAATATTATAGAAGAGAAATTATCTTTTTTTACCATATTTAAGTTCAGCTAACCTTTCTTTGATTAGTTCTTCTGAATTTTGATAATCTTTCTTTTTTACCTCTTTGCTATTAAATAGCTCCCTAAAAAATTTCTTAATATTCATAATTTTATTCTTTTTAATTAATATACAAATATAATATTTTTTTTTATATAAAAAAAATTATAATAATAATTTATAATATATACATTATATGAAACATTTAAAAAAGTTTGAAAAATATGTAGAATTAGATAAATTGATAGATTTATCTAAATATATGATGTATCACAAAGCATTAACATTTAATGATGTTGATACAGCAGAAGAAATATTAGATGAACTCAATCCAAAGTCCCAAAAAAGGTTAGGTAGGCAAGTTAAAAATTTTGATCCTAAAGTATGGGATAAAGTTAAATTCAATATAGTTAAAAAAGGATTAAGAGAAAAATTCACACAAAACTCTGATTTAAAAAATATTTATTAAAATATAAAGGATATCAAATTGTAGAAGCCTCACCAGAAGATAGGATTTGGGGTATTGACTATTACGCTCAAGATGCAATTAATAATATTGATAATTGGGGTGAAAATATATTAGGTAAAATATTAACAGAACTTTCACAGGAAAATTAAATAAATGGTAACAAAAGGAGAAGAATTAAATGCTGTATGTAAAGAAGGATTACCAGGTCATAGATGCCCGTTGCTTATATTAGGTGACACTTATTTATTTAGGATAGATAAATTTAAATATAAATTTTCTATTTTTAATCATAGAAGGATTATTGTTTTTTGGATGGATAATGGTACACGTGGTACTTATTTTGATAGTGATACTTTTAAATATAAATTCCACCCTAAAGAAACATTAGAAAATTTTTTATTAAGATTAGAATCTGAAAAATATAATTTGTGAATTTAATAAGAAATAAAATGAATGAGATTTATGAGCCAAAAAAACAAATTAGCTATCTACCAGATTGGCTATTAGAAAAAGTTTTACATAAACATCCAGATCACGAATTTATTAGAAAAGAACTTAGAAAACGCAAATTAAAAAATATAAATTAAAAATTAAAATTATGAAAATAGAAACTATTGATTGCGTAATTGCAATAACAAAATTTTTCTTAGAAAAGGAACCAAATAATATTCCTTTACTAACAGCACCATTATGGAAAAGAGTTTCAAAAAGTGGAACAGGTAATAATATAGTAAGGACATTTGAAAACAAAAAGACTGGAAATATTGTTAATGTTACTTCTTCTGAAACACAAATCTTTAACATATCTGTTGGACCTGCTCAAACTATGACTATAAAATCATATATTAAGCAAAAATATGAAGAACATGGTGATTTTGATGATCTTCATTATGAAATTTTAGGTGAGGATAATGTGAAAAAATGGCCTCAGGTATTAGAAGATCCAGATGATAAATCTTCCAAAGAACCTCTTGATATGGAAAATTTTGAATGGATTTCAATTGATGATGATGAACTTGTTATTTCTTGTGGTGGTGATTGGCAAGAACCTTTGACACTAACAATTAAATTGATAAAGGGTCAATTAACTGTCACACATAAAGAAGATGGATTCGAAGATGGAATGGGAGAACAATATTTTATTAACAGTTTAAAATAATTATAAATGTCAACAAAATACGAAAAATTAATTATCAATCCAATTCTTAAAGTAATTGAGAAAAATCAAGATTACTTATGTAAACCAGAAAACCTTACACAATTAGCTAAATTGGGTTATATGTTTGATAATCTATGGTATGCTGGACGTGTATGTTATGGCTATTATGGTGCAATAAAAAAAGGAAATTCATGTGAAAATAATCCCAAATATGAAATTGGTGATAATATCAAATATAATTCAGAAGAGAATGAAAATTTGATTTATGATGCATGGGGTATGCATGTGACCAATGAAGGACATGATATTGATTATGAAACATTCAAAAAACTTATACTCGAAGGAAGAAAACTTTCAGATTTTGAAATACAATTAAGAAAACCAAATAAAACTTTCGATGATTGGGTTGATATTATGACTAATAAACAATACAAATATAAAAGTTTGTTTCCTGATAGACGTTCAGTAGCAAATTATTTACTTTGTACAATTGGTACTGGTTATGGTTATAACTCTATAACTGGTGTGGTAATTAAAGAAGCTAGTGGAGCAGATCAAGATCAAGATTTATATGGACAATGGGAAAATGCAGTTTTTGAACCATCTATTTTAAAAGTTGTCAATCAAATTCTTGATGTTCCTGAATGTAAAATTGCACTTGATACATATTCTAATATTGTTATTAAAAATAGGCAAGAAAGAAAGAAAAAGGAAAATGAAGATAGATTTAAATTTTTTGGCTATTTACTTCCTATTATTAATGAAAAAAGAGCTAAATTAGGTAAAACACCAGTTTCAATTGATGATGAAGATTTTTATGATCATATAGATAATTCTCTAAATAGGAAAACCATAATTCAACTACCATTTGAGTATTATCCAATCTGTAATTATTCTATTATTATGCAACTTAATGAAAATTCACATCCATCTTATATACAAGCTGCTTTAGAAGTTTGTGAAGATATAGTTGCTAACCCACCAGAAATCAAGAAAAATTTTAATCAATTTCAAATTGATCAAAGAAATGAAGGAGTTAATTTTTGTGAAAACTTTATTAAAAAATTTAAAAAAATATAACATGAAAACATTAGAAAAAAACGACATTAAAGCCAAATTAACAGAAATGGCTGAAATGAGTGAAAAACTCAAAAATTTACAAAACCAATTAGAAGTTGACTATTTTGGTGAAGATAGTGAAACTATTGATGATTTGGAATTGGACGAAAGAGTAAATAATTTTTACGATTTCATTAATAGTGATTTTGAATTACACAGTTTATTGGAACAAATCAGATTAAATTTAGATGCATTAGTATGAGAAAATTAACACCTGAAGATATTGAAATTGTTAATTTTATAGTTAAAAAAGAAGCCAGAAAAGAAGCTATTGAAATACTTGAAAAATGTCCAATTAGAAATTATAATGAATTTATGAATTATCATAATATGGACAAAGACAATGTTTGTTGTTTGGTTTTAGATTTTACTAAAGATGAATTGGTAAAATGTAACGAAATGAAGCAAAATAAAAAGGATTTTTTTGGTAATGTTTTTTAAAAATAAAAATATGGAAAGTACAGGTCCAGGTCACTATTGTTATGGTTGTAAAGAATTTTTTCACGATTCAAATATGTACGTACATACACACAAAGGTTGTAAAGGACAAAAAAGTTTAGGCATTTGTGTAGATAGTAAAGAATTTGGAAAATATCATCCATACAATTTGGAAAATAAAAGCAATTGGGATTTAATTCAAATTATACAAGAATTATCTGAAGATGTAAAAAAACTTTCTAAAAACATAGAAAAACATGGTAAATCTAATGATTATTTGATATAAAATTAATACATATGAAAAGTGCAGAAGACTTACTCAAAGAAAAAGGTATTACAGAAAGATCTAAATTTCATAATTATAATTACTTATATAAAACTTTTGTAGAAATTATTAATAAATTACAAAAAGAAAATGAGAACAAAAATGATTAAATCTTTTGTGATAATAATAATAGTTCTAATTATAATACTTGGTAATTTTACAATTACATATTATACTAATAATAAGAACGAATATAAATTAGAATATAATGGTTTATTATGGGTAACACTAGATTATTGGACTATCAAAAAATATAAAAGTTCCGATACACCTATGAAATTAATTAAATTTTCACGAAATTTAAAAGGAAATGATAAATATAAAATTGTATAATATTAAATAAAAATGAATAAATTAGAATGGTGGGGATATAAACACACATCAGGTAACTATATACCTAAAAGATATTTTAGTAAACTTGATATTGAAGAAGCACAAGAAAGTCCTTTTTGTGAAATTGCAGTTGGTCCATTTTTAGCTGAAAATTGGGAAGATGCTTTAAAACAATTAAAAAAATTAATTGATGAATTATGAAATATAAAAAACTTTTAAAAATCCATCAGAAAGCAAAAAGAATTGTAGATTCTGATTTAGAATGGGATGATAAATTTGATAAAATATTTTCTAGAAAAATAGCTAGAAAAGTAAAATTTGAATGGTATGATCCAGACACATCATATCAAGAAGATGTGGAAGCTTTTATGAGAGAATTTGATGAATATATGAAAAAACAGGAAATTATATCAAAGCAAATTAATATAGATTAAAATAAAATATTAACTTTGTATAAAAATTAAAAAATAAAATTATGAAAAATTTATTACTATTATTAGTTATTCTGATAGTTTCATCATGTGGTTATACAACGCCAAAAATTGGTAGTGAAACAGAGCCATTTATTGTTATAGAAATACAACATTATAATGAAAAACAATCTAGATATATTGGTAGTCCTAATGCAGATGATAATGAAATTTCTGTTTTTTGTCCTGCTATAATTTTACCAACAGGAATGTTTAATATGGGTGATACAATATTGCCACAAGATTTTATAAAATGAAATTAATTAAGAAAATATTTTATTATTTTTGGGAAGAAACAACAGTAAAAGTTGGTAATTCCGCTTTTGAAATGGGTGGATTTATTATATCATTGGGAATTACTATATTTATTTTATGGTCATTAGGATTACTTGATAAATAAAAATATTATATGGAAAAAATTAAAAAACTTTGGTTACAATATAAAAATTCTATAAAGTGGGAAGTTACACTATTCTGGTATATTATATTTAATTTGGGTGTTCTTATTTCAGAACCTAAATTTTATAAATTTATAGCAATATTTATATTTTTCATATACTTAACACTATATGTTTGGTTTAAAAAACATTATATGGATAAATATGAATAAAACAGAAATAACATTAATTAATGGCGATAAAGCCACTATTATAGACACGAATAAAGTTAAAGCTCTTAAATCAGAAAACTACAATTTTATCTTTAATAAGGAAGACGGTTTCTTTTGTCGTTGGGGAAAAACAGAAAATGATGATGGAGATTTGGAACTTGGAATAACCGAAATTGCGGATATAGAGCTAAGTACCGTGTGTCACGGTGTTGGTAAACCATGTAGTTTCTGTTACAAAAGCAATGTTGGACATAAAGGTGATAACATGACATTTGATACTTTCAAAAAAGTATATAAAAAATTACCACCATCAATCACACAAATTGCGGCTGGAATTGGAGATATAGATGGTAATCCTGATTTATGGCGAATATTTGAATTTTGCAAAGATAATGATACAGCTATAAATGTGACTATAAATGGAGCAAGAATGACACCAGAATATTATGATAATCTAGCAAAATACTGTGGTGCAGTATCTGTATCAATATATGATAAAGAATTGAGTTACAACGCACTACAAGAGTTAACAAGTCGTGGTATGAAACAATGCAACATACATTTTATGATTAGCGAGGAAACCATAGATAAGGCATATGAAATTATGGATGATATGAAAACTGATCCAAGATTGAGTAAAATGAATGCAATAGTTTTTCTTTCTTTAAAAAAGAAAGGAAATGCAAAATCTGGATTTACACAATTATCACAAGATAAATTTGACAAACTTTCTAAATATGCTTTAGATAATAATATTAGTTTTGGTTTCGATAGTTGTAGTAGTCACAAATTCTTACATTATGTTGATTCTACTAAAGATTTAGATGAAAAACAAAAAAATGAAATTCGTCAATCAATCGAACCGTGTGAGAGTTCCATTTACTCCAGTTATATTTCTTGTGGTAGTTCAACATCAAACCCAAAATATTATCCTTGTAGTTTTTGTGAAGGTGTTAATGATGATTGGAAAGATGGAATAGATGTTTTAGAATGTGATAATTTTTTAAATGATATTTGGCAACATGAAAAAACAAAAAAGTTTAGAAAAAAACTTATTAGTTGTGGTCGGGATTGCCCAATTTATAAAATTTGATTTAGTAATTTTTTAATATTTCTATAATCAGTACCTATAATTTTACCAATTTCGTTAAAAGTCATGTGTTTTTCTAAATACATGACTTTTATTTTTTCTATATTTTCATCAGAAAAAAATATACGTTTAATTTTAAGTCCATTATCTAAAATAAAATTTGTTATTCTAAGTTCACTTATATCATATTTTTTAGATAATTTACTAATATTTATAAAATTATTTTTATAATCATATAGTATATTGTCTCCAATGTTTTTGGGTATTGGTTTATATCCATGTGAATATTTTCCATATTTTCCAAAGCTAGAATTTTTTTCTCCACTATGGACACCATTATCTTTAAGATATTTAGAAATTTTTTCTTTTTTATCTTTTGACCATTTATTATTATAGTTTGGGTTATTTTCACCAGTAGTTATTTTTGAAATTTTGTCTCTATATTCTTTGGTTTTATATTTGTGATTATGATAATTTTCTTTTCTAGTTTTAATATATTTTTCTTTACGTTCATCAGTAAACTCAACACCATACATTGGGTTATTTTTTCCTTTACTTGTTCCTCTTTCTTTAATTGTATTACTAATTTTATTCTTAATTTCATCTGTCATTAAATATTTATCACCACCATCAGTTAAATTATATCCAATATCTAAATTTGTAGATTTATATTCTGATATCCAAAAAACTTCACGGCTATTCAATTTATCACTATATTCACAATATTCTAATATTTCTTTTCTGAAATTATTTTCACCATATTTTTTAATTGCTAATTGCAAAATTGTACCTGAACCTAAATAATTATCAATTTTTTTTGATTTATCTATATGTTGTCCTATATAAATTTTACCATTAAGTAAATTTGTTGTTTTATAAATATACATTTTCATCACAAAATTATTTTTTTAATTTCTTCTTGATAAATATTTTTTAGATCTTGGTATATAAGCCATTCTATATATTTAGATTTGTTATTAATTGTATTGTTCATTAAGTTATCAAGATTTCTGTCTATTGAAACCGTCCTGTTTATTTTTGTTTTTATTTTTCCCATTATTGAATTTATTTATTATTATATATAAATATTCTAAAGTCAAAAAGTGTTATTTTATATATTATTTTTGGTATTATTAAACATATTAAACAAAACAAAGATATTTATCTATAAAAAAATAAACAATAGTTATGGTTAGACGAAAACTTGCTGATGATAAGAAGAAGCCAAAGATATCAATAACAATTGATAGTAGATTAGATGAAATTATGGAAATTCATTTAGAAAAAATAAAATTAAATAGATCAAAATATATTGAAGATTTAATACGTAAAGACTTTGAGAAAAAAGGATATGATATTACACCAAATTTTTAAAAAAACCTTATATTTGTAATTAAATATTTTAAACATATGACTAATCCAAAATATAAATATAATTGGGAAATATATCCATCTTGGAAAAAAGATTCTTCAAAATCAGATGTTCATGATTATAGTGGAACAATTAAAAAAATTATAGAAGCTCATAAACAAAAAAAAGATGAAGATTCTAAAAAATATAGTGAGATTATAGAAAAATTAACAAAGAAAAAATCTAAAAAAGAGAATGCTCAAGAAATATTAGATAAATTAAATAATGATAAAGAACTAAAACTTGAATTCGAAAAATTGTTAAGAAAAGAAAAATTAGATAGAATAGATAATGAAAGAGATACTAATTAAATGGCTTGGTAGAGAAAGATATTGTAAATTTTTTCATTCAGCAGAATTTAAAGATAACATGTGGTATTGTAATAAATGCAATTTATCATATAATAGACATGAGCACGATGATGATTTAGGACCATATTAATTTTTAAAATTTTGAATAATATTCAAAAATAATTTTTATATTTGTAAAAAAATAAATTATGGCTAAAGAAAATAAAATGCTAATTTCTGATTTAATAAAAGAGTTAGAATTAATAAAAAAAGAATATGGTGATATACCATGTGTACATTCAGAAGAACATGAATATTGGGGTTCTGTTCAAACACATTTATCTCGTCTATATAATATTGAAGTTGGCTCTGGTCAACCAGATGGTCCTAAATCTGGTGTATCAGAATTATGTGTAAAATTTGGTAAATAAGTAACCTATGAACAAAAAAATAAAAGATATTATAATAAATTCTTTTCTTAAACAATGGTATAAAAACACCAACGAGAAAATTGTAATTGATTCTGAAAATAATATATCTGTTAATAATAGAGACTTGTTATTTTTATATAAAGAACTATTGACAGCATTTATAGGAAATTCTAATAAATATAAAATTGTTGGTTCAGATAAAGCTAAATCATTTTCCATTGGATTTTCTGACGAAGACACAATGCTACAAACAGCACAAGACATTTGGAATAATCCACATGATTATTATAAATTTCATAAAGATGATGACGAGTATTATGAATTTTTAAAATTTTTATGGATTGAATATCCCAATGGTAACGAAGAAAGATTAACAGATTGTATTAATACAAATTAACTATCATGAGAGAAGATAATTATAAAAGTTTTGACGAATTTATATTATCAGGAGAAAAAGTTAGAATTATACCTGATTTAACTTTAGATTATTATAAAGAGATGCTAAAGTATAAAGTTAAAATGGAAACATATGAAGATAAATTAGATAAAATTCCAATTGAAAAAATTGAAAGATATTTAAGGAATAAAAAATTAAAAAACATCATGAAGAATGAAATGTAAACTTTTTTTAGTATCAAATACAAGTCAAGATGAAAATAAAATTAATGAATGGCTAAAAACTATTCCTGGAATTAATATTATTCATTTTAATTCAAACCTTTGTGATTCAGGTGATGTATTATTAACAATATTTTATTCTGATAGAAAAGATAAATTAAATAATTTAAAGGATTTAAACACATGAAAATAAGAGAAGTAAAACCAAAAATTATTATTGCAGGAACAGGTTCAGTTGATGAATGTGAATGTTGCAACGAAACATTTTTATCTGGTGCTGCTTGTTTTTTGGTAGATAAAGAAATTTTTATTAACTTGTGCGATATTTGTATAAAAAATAGATTTAAGGAAATTAAAAAATGAAAAAAATATTATTAGTATTATTAGTTTTTTTTAGTTCTTGTCATAAAATTGATAAAGAAAATTATTATATTAATGAAAAATTTATATTAGTAGGTACTAATGAAGTTGATGGTTTTTCAAATGATAAATTTCACAAACCATTAGTAACAAAAATATGGTTAATAGAAAGAGTTTCAAATCCGACTGAACATGCTGAATTAACCAGTGAGGATGAATATAATGGTAGATTTAAGATTACAAAGGACTTGTGGTATAATAGAAAAATAGGAGATACACTTTATTTTGAATTTATTAACAAAGATAGATTTTTTAAAATTAAAAAACATGAGTAATTATTGTTCAAAATGTCACGGCATATTTCCTGATGGTACACCAATGCATATTATTATAGATGATTTTTATGCTTGTTCTTCTTGTTTTGATAAAATAAAAAAATTTAAATCAAGAGAATATACAAAAGAAGAAGCATCAGAAAAATTATTAAAACATTTTTGGTGTTTATTAGAGTATTGGGAAGATTTACCAGATAAAACAACACATGAGAGAATGTCAGGTATGTTGCATTCTATATTAGCAACACTTGATGGTGCTAGTGGTGATATGCCAGGTTTTAAAGTTATACCAATTACACGTAAAGGTGATATAGATTTTCATAAAGCTTTTGGTGAAAATTGGTATCCAAAAAAAGATGTTGCTGGTGGTTTACATGAAATATTATATAGATTTAAGCCAACACTTAAAAACAAAAGATTAAGAAAATTAAAAAAAATAACTAAAAAAACAAAATCATGAAAAAAGAAGACATTGAAAACGTAATGGAAATAATTCTAAAAGATGCAAACAAAAGAGAGCAAGATGCTGGATTTAGTGGAAGTCATTCTGATGGTGGTGCATCAAGATTGAGAGAACAAGTTGAGTTTTATAAATATGGTATAGATGGATTAGTACCGCCAGAATGTAATAAATATATAACTGATTATATAAATGAAAAAGACCCTGACTATTCTGAATATATCAGATTAAAAGAAAAATTTGAAAATGGAAGAAATTAAAGATAAATATTATTACTTTCCTACAATGACAAAAAATATAATGTTTGTCAGAGGTCAAAAATACATTTGTTTATCAGATAATGTAAATAAATATATGAAAAAAGGAGAATCTTATACATTATATGATTTTGAAAATAATAACTTCTTTGAAGATTTAAAATTTATAAATAATGATAAGATGATAATAAGAGTATCTGCATGTGATGTTGGTTCTTTTACATCATTAAAAAAGCAAAGACAAAGTAAACTAACAAAATTAAATAAAAAATGGGATTGGATATTAAAAGAAACAGAGCAGGTTTGTACAAAGTAAAAAGTTCAATATCTGATGAAAAATTAGGTAAAGAATGGATGACTGAAGATGAATTGAAAAAAATATTAATTGAAAGAGCATATTGGAAATTTATAACAAATGCGATTGAAATTGATATGGAATTTCCTAGTGGATATTATATTAATAATAAAAGAAAAATTGTTGAGGAAAAACATTCTGCTGGTGGTGAATTTATTCTTAAAAATTGGAACAAAGAAGACACTATTGAAAAAAAATATAGGGAAATTTGTGAACGTTTAAAAATTGAATTATGAAAACAACAATAGAAGTTTTATTCGTTATATCCATATTTGGATTCATATTATCATATTTTGCATATGCTATGCTTAAAACAGAACCAGACAATTCTAAAGTTGGTAAACTTATTAAAAAATATAAAAAGCATTATAAAAAATTTGGTAAGGTTAATATGGTTTTTTTAATCTTAAGTATGATATTAGTATTAATTTTAAATAATGTAGTATGAAATTAACAAAACATTATCAATATAGTAAACATTGTAAAGATGGCAAAGATAGAAATTATCTTATCTACTTTTTAGATGGTATTGAAATTTTAAAGCAAAAAATACCATTTAATGAAAATTATGAACACGGCTTTGATAGAAGAACATCTATTACTGGTGAATATATTTTGAATGGTAAAATACACCAAACACGATATTTTCATGAAGCATGTGGTGCAGAACCAAAAAATATTAGAAATGTATCATTTCCATTATCTAAAAACAAATTAAAAGGTTTTAATATACCAAAAGATTTAAAAATTGAATTATAAAAATTATGGCACATTTATATAGAATACCAGATGGTGCAGGTGATAGCGGAGCATTCTCAGTTGCATTAGGATTAAATGAAGAAAACAAAGTAGTGATAAAAGGAAACAGACCAATTGTTGGTTGCGTAATGCGAGTTGGTTCTGTTACTGCCAGGAGTTATTCAAAAAGTGATTATTGGACAACTACAGAAATTTTAGAAATTTTAGAAGAGAGAGAAGATTACGTTAAATTTAGAACACAAAATTCTATTTACGAATGGAGAAGTTAAATAAAAACAAAATGAAAAGAATACTATTAAATCAAGAGGATTTTGAAAAATTAACAAGAGGTGAAATTATTCAAAAAGATGATGTAGAAATTGCATTATCTGACATAGGATATTATAATATGATTGATATTATATTAACGAATAAAAATGATGAAAACTTAAAATCAAAAAATATTAAATAATGATTAAAGATTTAATAATAGAAAGAATTGATATAATTAAAAGCGAGGAAGAAAATTTTAAATCTTATTGGTGGAAAGATATTTTTATTTCATATACAAAAACTGTCAATAAACTTCCTTTAAGTAGTCATATACCAGTAAGTGTACTTCAAAATATAACAGAACATATATCAGAAGTTAATTTTGATGATATGTCAGATGATGATTTAGTTCGTTTATTTGAACATGTTATATTAACTAGGAATGAAATTTCCAATAATAGAGTAGAAAAAAAATATTTCAGTGAGTATGATTTTAAAAGTAACTTATAAAATTAATATATTATGGAATTAAAAGAACTTGGACATGTAAGAATAACAAACAGAGTTGATAAATTCGGTATTTCTAAAGAAATTAGATTATACACAAAAGCTCAACGTAGATTTATATTAAATACAATAAAAGAAAAATCTAATGATATAAATGTAAAAGACATATTAAAATCATTTAATCTTCAACATGCAGTTTATCTTCATTGGTTAAAAAACGAGAAAAAAGAAAAATTAAAAGAAAGTGAATTATTAAAAAAAGAAATGATTAAAATAAAAGAACAAAAAAAAGAAGCTGTTAAAATAGAAAATCAAAAAAAAGAAACAAAAATGGAATATACAATTTTAAAAGATTCAACAAGTTCTGGTTTAATTGAAAATGTTAAAAAACATATTTCTGATGGTTGGAAACCTATTGGTGGACATCAAGTAGTTATTACCCAAACAATAGATAAGTATAGTGGTTCACAACACATGAGCACACTTAGTACAATTGTTTATTCTCAAACCATGATAAAAGAATAAAAATGAGCAATTCGATCTATAAAATTAGTGGGCAAGAAAGAAGAAATAAAAAAAAGGAACTTGCTAAAATAAAATATTCCGTTAAAATGTTTTGGTATTGGGAAGATGTTGATAGAGTTTATGGAGGTGGTTTAGAAAAAGATGAAGCTGAAGAAGCATTAAATTCATATAAAAAACAAATTGAAAAAATAGAACTAGAATTAAAAGAATTATTATGACTAAAAAGAATAAAATAATTATTCATTCTGATGATAATAAAGAAAACATTGAATTGGCATTACTAGAAGCTATTTGGACTATGAGATGGACAGAAAACAAAGAAGCAATGTATGCAGTTCTGACTGTTGAAGAAGCCCAACAAATAATGAAAGACATTTTTATAGAATTAGATAAAATTGGTTACGAAATAAAAAAGAAATAATGGTATATATATTAGTATTATCAATTTTTATTATTGGATTTTTATGTACATTTTTAATTGATAAATTATTAAGATTTATTTATAATAAATTTTATATTTATAAATCAAAAGATAAATATCAAAGAATGCTTGCAAAAATCATATGCAATGATAAATTATCAATCTATGAAAAAGCTGATAATATGTCTAAAATTGTTGAATTGAAACTAAAAGACATTAAAATGAAAGAAAGAAAAGATAAATTAAATAAACTAAATAGTAAATAGTTTATATCATTATTAGCTATCTGAAAAAATAATTTTTACAAATGAAAAATAAATTAGACCATACCATTTACAAAGATCTTTTTAAATCAAACATTTCAAAGTTAACTTTAGAAAAATTAGAAGAACAAATAAAAAAAGCAAATTATAAAAACATTGAAAATAAACTATCAGATATAGAAAACATGAGGGGGTTACCAATGTTAATTACCACTTTTTATTATATGTTAGAAATAAACGGTGAGATACCAAATCTTAAAGATTTTTCAGATTTATGGATTCGAGATGTTTTTATTAAATTTCCAAAACTTAAAGATGATGATGAAATAGAAATGGCTTTGCGTGGAAGAGCAAGTAGGACATATCCATCATTAATTAGAGATGTACATTTTAAATTATATTTGAGTGAATATTTAAAAGTATTTTTCGAAAATTACGAAATAGTATTTAATAAAAAATTAGATTCTAGAAATTTAATAGACATATTAATCATACTTGATGGTAAATATTATGGATTAAAATTATTTACAAAAACACAAAATGCTATCAAGTACGCTAAAGAAAAACCAACTAGAAATGTTATAGAATTTAGTAATGTCGAATATATTAGTTTAACATTGAAATTGAATGATAAAGAAAAAAATATAGCTATTAATACTGGAACTCATATTTGTAATGAAAATTGTGAAAAAATATGTAAAAATAATCAAGAGATTTACTTATATGGATTTGAATATGTAAAAGAATTAAAAGAAATAATTGAGAACTTGAAAAAAAAGCATGAAATAGCAAAAACAATAGCACAAACAATGTTTGTTCAACTCAAAGATGATAAATATCTATTAAAAGAATTAAAAGAAATAATTGATAACAATAAAAAAAATCAAGAAATAAAAAATACAACAGTAAATACAACAGCACAAACAATGTTTATTCAACTCAAAGATAATAAATATTTATTAGGTGAATTAAATATACTATTTAAAGAACATAAAATCGAAAAATGAAAATTTTTAAATACACATTCAGTATATCAAGGCATAAATTTCATGGTAGTTGGAAAAATAGCATAATATATAAGGATTTTGAAACCTTTAAAACTTTTAAAAATTTTAAATATAACGGACTTGAAATTTTATATGATTCAACATACACTGTTACATTTAAAATTGATAAACAATTAATGAGAAGGCTCAAAATATTAAATATAAATGAAAATTGTAATAAAACAGAAAAAATAATTTTATATTTTATTGAAAATGCCATAGAAAAAGAAAAAGAAGATATTTCACCAAATTATTGGCATAGTTATAATTCTTACCAAACATATTCGTCTGGTGATTATTATATAAGAAAAACAATTGATGAATATGATATTCAAGAAAAAAAAGATAGAAAAAAGAATTTAATTTATCAATCAAAAAACGTTTCTTCAAAAGCAAAACAATATATTAACAAAGTAAATTTTAGAAAATAAATTAAGTATATGATAATAAATAAAACAACAATAGATTTTGATGACTTATTAATTGTACCATCAGAATCAAGTGATATTAATAGTAGAAAAGAAGTAAATGTATATGATGATAATGGAATGTTACCATTATTTACAGCACCAATGGACACAGTAACTTGTTTAAAAAATGTTGATATATTTAAAGAAAATAAAATATATCCAATTTTACCAAGAACAACTGTTGGTGCTAATAAATATTTTAATTGGTTCTCAATGGGATTAACCGAATTTGAAGATTTTTTAAAATTATTTGAAAATATAGATACTAAAATATTTACCGAAAAAACTTATATTCTTATTGATATTGCCAATGGACATATGACCAAATTAAAAGATTTGGTTATAGAAGCAAAAGAAAAACTTGGTGATAATTTAGTATTAATGGTTGGTAACGTTGCCAACTCACAAACATATAAATTATTATCTGATGCTGGTGCTGATTATATTAGATGTGGCGTAGGTAACGGTGGTGGTTGTCTCACCTCACAAAATGTTGGTGTTGGATATCCATTAGCATCATTAATTGATGAATGTTACAAAATTAGTTGTACACTAAATAATCCAGCAAAAATTGTAGCCGATGGTGGTATGAAAAATTATTCAGATATAATTAAAGCATTAGCATTGGGTGCTGATATGGTTATGATTGGCTCAATATTTAATAAAGCATTAGAAAGTGCAGGAGAAACATATAAAGCAAACGTAAAACATACTGGTGTTGAAAATTGGACAGAACCAGGTGAAATAGTTGATCAATATTCTGATAATACTAAAAATGCTTTTGAAAATGGTGCAAAATTTTATAAAAAATTTAGAGGAATGAGTACAAAAGGTGCTCAAAAATCACTAGGTAACACCATTTTAAAAACATCCGAAGGTGTTAATAGAATGAATCCTGTAGAATACACATTAGAAGGTTGGACTGAAAATTTCAGACACTATTTAGCATCAGCAATGTCATACACAGGAGCAAAAACACTTAATGATTTTATCGGAAAAGCTAATTTAGTATTAATTTCACCAGCAAGTTTTAATAGATTTAATAAATGATACCAATCTACAACCAATACATAAAACCAACACCTTATACTAATTATATATCTGAAATTGCAATTATTAATACTAAAAATACAATAATTAAAAAAGATATTTTTTATATAGAAGGTGTTGATGACTCACCAATAAAAAGTGGGTTTTATTCAGATAATAATGATTATTTACTTAATTTATATTTCAATTCTCAATATGCCGTAAATAATAATATATTAAAAAGTATTAATTATACAAAAAAATATTTTACATATATTAAAGTAATTGAAGACTTAAACAACCCTCAATTAAATGGGCAAGTAATGATATTTTCATTTGGTAGAACATTATTTAACGTTTTTAGTTCTCATGGTAACATTTTTAATAAAACTTTTAGAATTAAAGTTAATATAAAAAATGGATTTCCTGATTATAGTAATTGTGACTTTACAAATAAAAATGTAAATATTTTTGATAATAATTTAAATTTAGATTCTGAAATATTTTATAAAAAAATTAATATTGAATCCATTATTAGAAAAGAGAAATTAGAAAAAATAATAAATAATATTAATGAAATTGAGAAATGGATTTGTGAGTAATAGTAGCTCAAGTAGTTTTATTATATCAAATGAAAAATTTCCCACTGTTAGGGATCTTGCTAAATATATGCTAAATGCAAAAATAGAAGATGCTAAATATGAAAAGCATTCTAATTCAATTAAATATAATAAAAAACTAATAAAAAACTTAAATAATATAGATGAAAATCGTTCAGTTAGCTTTTCAAGTTGTAATTACGATACATATATTAAAAAAGTTGCAGATTGTTATTTAGTTTCAACTTGTAATAATACTCAATGGAAATTATACGATTATTGTACAGTGTTATCAGATGAAGCGAAAGAAGAGATTATTAAAATAGCTAATAATTCTTCTAAAAAAGTTAAAAATAAACTATTAGAATTATTAGAAGACACTGGTGAATTTTATAATTTTGGTAAAGATTACTATGATTTAGATAATGAGATAATAGGAGTTGAAACATATGATGATTGTCCAAAATGTAAAGAAAAAGGTAAATATAATCATATGTGGAAAACTTTGAAACATGGAAAAATTTGTTTATCTTGCAATCAAGTTTGGAAAAGACAAGAAAAATTAGAAAAGATTAATAATTTAAAAAATGAAAATTAGAGAAACTGGATATTACTGGATAAAATTTAGATCAGAACATTGGGAGCCAGCTTCCTATTTTGATTATACTAAAAAATGGACAGTTTTAGGCTATTCTTTAGTTTTTAAAGATAGTGATATTGATGAAATAGATGAAAAAATGATAAAAAATGAAAATTAGAAACGGATTTGTAAGCAATTCATCTTCAAGTAGCTTTATTGTTATATTCCCAAGAATACCAAAAAGTGCAGAAGATGTAAAAAATATGTTATTTAAACCAAATAAAAAAATATACAAAGGTTTATATGGTGATGAACAATATTCAGTTGAAGAAGTTGCAGAAACAGTATGGAAAGATATACAAGAACAAAAAGCTAATGATACTGAGGCAGCTATTGATGAATTATCTGGACATAGTTATGATGATCCAGATGAACCTAAATATGAAGATTTCGAAGATTCAAATGGTAAAACCGATTGGGAACAATATGGAATAGCATGTGAAAAATATGGTGAGAAAAAATTAAAAGAGTTTTTTTATATTAGAAAAAATAAATTAAAAAAATTAAATGATGAACAAGTTGATGACGCTGTTTTTTATATATTTGAATATTCTGATAATGAAGGATCATATTTTGCAGCATTAGAACATGGAAGTTTATTTAAAAATTTAAAACACATTAGAATAAGTAAACATTAAAATTATTAATCGAAGTGGAATACTATGCCATTGAAACAGAAATAAATGTCTGTGCTGGGCTAAAAAAATGCTAGTTCTAAGTAGCGGTCTATCCAAGAAAGATAAATGTCAGCTTGCCATTGTACTAATTAAATGCCAGTAATAATTTTAAAAAACAACTTTCATTTTTTTATATATAAAAATAAAAAAAAATTATGTGGAAAATAGTTAAAAAAGTATTAGGTTATAAATACTTAGTAAATGTAGCAACAGGTGAAATGCATGTTGTTAATAAAATAACAATGGCTTGTGGTGTTCATAACATGGTAGAAAAAAATAAACTGTACATAACAAAAGATCAACTATCTAAAATAGAAAAGATTAGTTTGAAACTAAACGGCTGCACTCATTGTTTTAAAAGTAAAGATACAGATTAATTACTTTTTTTTAAAAAATATTTGGTAGATTAAAAAATACTCCATATCTTTGTACAGAAATTGTAAATAATTTGAAAGGTAAAAAAAATAAATGATTGTCTTGAAATAAAGAAACAAGTTTATTAATACAAACTCAACTCTGTTTACAATTTTTAAAAAAAATACAAAAATATTTGGTAGATTAAAAAATACTCCATATCTTTGTACAGAATTTAAAAAGTAAAACAAAATGGAAAAGAAATCGGTTGTGGATGATACATTTAAAGAATTAGATACAAAACTCTCAATTCTTAATAAAGAAACAGTTGATTGGATTAAACAAAAGATGCTTTATCATATAAATGAAGCATATGAAAGAGGAAAAATAGAAAAATAGAA